ATCTTTGGCATACTTTAATAGTACCATCTCGCGCGGCTTGAAGCGAGCATTAGGTAAACGCGCAGTTCAGGGCTATATTTGACACGCTGCGCCGAATGTGGTACTATATACCAATCGTCGCGAGCACACCCGCACGCGCCCCGATGAAAGAGGTGATACCTTGTCCGAACCCGACCTCGCAGCCCTCATCGCCAAGCGCTTCGTTCAGCGCAAAGACGTGAAGGCTATCCAAACAGCGGATGGCGGCTACAGGCCGATCCGCGAACCCTGGAAGATGAAGGACTTGCGCGCACACGTCGCGGGCGAGCAGACCTTCGGCCACTACACCTGCGACGCAAGCGGACTCACCAAGCTGATCGTGTTCGATTGCGACCTCGACACCGGCTACTGCGAGCTCTACAAGCGCGGACAGCCACTCCCCGAGTGCTGCGAGATTGGACACGGGAGCTGGGTCCAGCTTCCTTCCGAGGAGCAGCTAAAGGAGATCACAGATGACGCGGGCTACATGGACGCAATCGAGGTCCATAACTCGCATCCTCGAGCCGATTGGCTCAACCGAAAGCATCCCGGTCGCGCCTGGTACAAGTACCAGATGCGTACCATAGTCGATGCGCTCACCAGTTCCATTGTCACCCACCTCGGGCTTGGAGCTGCAGCCGCGTACTCCGGCAACAAGGGCGTTCACGCATATGCATTCTTCCCCGAGCCGGTAGACGCGAAGGTCGCCAGGCAGGCGGCGCTCTACACCCTCGAATACGCGGGGAAACTCATCTCCTCGAACCACAACTTCGACGCCGTTCGAGGCAAGAACTTCTTCAAGCACACCGAACCCGACCCGCAGTTCGGCGTTCAGAACTTCACGGTCGAGATTTTCCCCAAGCAGGACACGATGGAGGGCAAAGATCTTGGAAACTTGGTACGTCTCCCCGGGGGGCGCAATAACAAGAACCCGAAGGACCCCTGCTTCTTTATCGACCAGACACAGGCGCAGGCTATTCTTGCTCCTCATCCTGATCCTGCGTTCCTACTCGAGTCGGGAAACCCCTACAAGATGCCCGGAAATGAGTCCTAAATGAGCGACAAAATCAGCAACAAAGACGCCCTAATGAGGGCCGTCGGCGACCTTTCTGAGGGTATTTTGGACCCAGAAATGGCCGAAACCATCGCAGAAGGGCTCATTTCTCGCGGTTTTGTGGTCGATGAGGACGCTTTGCGCGAAAAGCACGGCATTTCCGTGCAGCCTGCGCCGATTGCGAGCAACGAGGAAAGCGTACACGATCTCGTTGTCGCTCAGCTGTTCATCGGACTTCCGAGCGGCCCGATGGGCGGCATTCCGTCGTCTAACTACAACAGCGCACACACTCTCTTCAAGAATCTGTGCTCCAAGGCCGGAAAAGACCCTATCGAGGTGATTCGTGCGCGCAAACGCTTCGGTTTCGAGAAGTATGGAACCATCTTGCAGTCCAGCAATGGGCGCGACCATCTCGAAGACGCTATTGACGAGGTCGCCGACGCCCTCGTGTACCTGATGTGCATCCGCTGGCAGGAAGAAGAGGCAAAGAAATGAGCGAAACGCCCGACTACGAAGAAATGGCAAAGGATTACGCAGAGAATCCGCCGACCCCCGAAGACTTCGAGGGTCCAATCGAAGTCTTTCCAAATGGAAATCCACCCGAAAAGGTCGTCGCCCCCACTCGAGACGAAGCGCTCGAATACAAAGAACAGCTTGGTGTAGTCCGTACGCGCGAGGAGGCAGAAGAAATTGCAGCAGAAGAAAGCAACTCGTAGCAGCCGTCGGCGCATCGAGGTTCGCGTCAAAGCTGAGGCTCTCGCCGCAGGCTGGGACGTTCATGTGCACGATGTCAGTGGACACCTGCTGACCACGCACTGTGTTTCACGTCAGAACGTGGCATTCAAGGCCACCCAGGAGGCGGCGCGGGCACTCAGTGTTCCCGAGGGTCGCATCAAGATCAATCGGGTGGAGTACGTATGAGTGGCCAGTGGAACGACATGCTCGCCAAGATTCAGGCGGACATCGAGAAGTCGGAGCAAGCCGAGACGACGAAGGAGCAGCTTCAGTCTGCCGAGGAGACTCAAGTCCCCGAGGAGTTTCTCGAAGCTGCTCCCGACTTGTTCGAGAAGCACTCGTACGCTGACCGGCGGGCTGAGCAGCAGAACGAGGAGGACTCGGCACTCAAGAAGCTCCAGATCTCGCAGGTGTATCGCAAGCTGACCGGCGACAACCGCCCAAAGCTCAAGAGCGGCGGCAAGGGCGAGCTCTTGATCTTCTGTCCGTCCGCGAACCACCACAACACCGAGTCCGAAGCCGCCTGTATCAACATCAAGACCAACACCTGGGTCTGCTATGGTCAGTGCGACAGCGGCGGCGGCATTATCGACATGGTCGCCGCTGCCGCTGGAATGACCTTCGGCAAGGCCGCTAAGGGCAAGGACTTCGCACAGGCCAAGCAGCTGACCCTCGAGAAGTTCTGCGGCTGGACGTTCGAGCGCGACAAGCTCGGCTACGTCGGCAAGTCTCCCGCAAAGAAGAAGCAGGAGATTGCCGACTTCGAAGCCGAGTTCGGCAAGCTCCCGAGCGAGGACAGCTCGGACGACGACGAGGAGAGTCATAGGGAAACTCCTGCGACCAAGCCGCTCGGCATGGACTACGCCGACGGCGACGAAGACCTCCCCAGCATCGGCCCCACCAAGTTCAGCACCAAAGACTTCGGAGTGGACAAGCCCAACGCTCTCACAGAACAGCCCGCAGTCAAGCCTACGCCGATCAAGAAGGAAGCGGCGAAGGCGGTTGAGCCGACCAGTGAGCCGAAACCGACCAGTCTGGCAGCAGAGCCGACCAGCATGGCATCTGTTACGAAGATTCGACCTGACGTTGAGGATGAGGCTCCTCTCGACGGAGACGAGGAGGTTCTCCCCGAGATCGACAAGATCTTCGAGTACCTCCCCAAGGACACTCCGCTGTACGAGTTCATGTGGGCCACGAAGCACGTCGCGTACCCCAAGGAGTTCATGCTCTTTCGTGCACTTCAGCTTCTCGCTGTGTCGGCGGGGCCGTATGTTCGGGGTTCGGTCGCAGGTTCTATCTTCAAGCCGTCGATTTCTTGCATGTACGTCGCCGGATCGGGTATCGGCAAGTCACAGGTGTTCGAGTACGTCAACGAGATCATGGAACACGACGCCTTCAGGTGGCGAGTTCTATCAGCGAGCGCGGGCGCCTATCAGCTTCATTCGGGCGCCAAGCAGATCTCCGACGTCGGCTCGGGCGAATACCTGATCAACGAGCTCTCGACGCACAAGGCGGAATCTGGTCCACAGAAGATTCGGGACGTCACCGCGCTCATGGAGATTGACGAGCTTGCCCAGATCATGAGCAAGTCAGCGATCAAGGGTTCTTCGTTGCTTACCACGATTCAGAAGCTCGAGAACTCCGGTCGAGTCAATCACAAAGTCTCCACCGGCTCGATGACATCCGGCGAGTTGTCTGCGATCAACCCCAACGCGATCATCGCGATGGGCACTCAGCCTTCGGTCATGAGTAAGGTTCTCGGCGGTGGCAACATCAACAACGGCTTTGTGGCCAGGTTTGATATTGTCACCGGCAACAGGATTGTCGAGGAGCACACGTTCCGACGCAAGTCCGTTAATCTTACCTACGCGCGCGAGCTGTACGGCGACCTGGCCACCAAGTACCTCAATGGTGGGGATCAGGAAAAGCGCGAGCTGGTTCACATCCACTTCGCTGACGAGTGCGAGAAAGAGTTCGACCGCATCAACCTCAAGATGCAGCTGCTCAAGGCAACCTCAGATGTGAAGAGCCGCTTTGACCTCAAGTTCCGTAAGTACTGTCTGCTATTCGCATTGAACAGCGACCGCGATCAGATCATCCCCGAGGACCTGCGCGCCGCGGAATGGCTTATGGAGTACCTCGATCGCACTGCCACGATGACCAACACCAAGACGGTGAGCACAGAGGGCAACGAGATGGAGGAGGCTATCCTGCGAGCCGCTGCTGGCGCGATAGCCTACCAGGGCAAGGGGTTCGCCACGATGGGCCAGATTTGGTTGCGCTCGCACGGGGTTCGCAAGGGCTGGGATAAGGACAACTTCCGCAAGAAGCTCGAGCGCCTTATCGAAAGTGGCGAGATCGTCGTCGATCCCAACTCGGGGGCTCGCGGCCCCAAGTCGCAGCGCTTCTTGCTGTCTAGCAGCTCGCCACATCTCAAGGAAGCGATTGCACGAGAGAACGAAAGGAGTGCAAAATGAACATCGAAGAGATCATGAACGCCATGCTCGCCGACCTTGGCAAAGAAGTCGACGCCGAGCTGTGCGACCCCGCCTTTCCGGCCCATCACCACGGCAGGCCGATTGGCTACAACAAGGGCTGTCGCGGACCCTTGTGCACAAAGAACCTCCGAGACCGCAAGCGTGCCGACGGCGGAACCTCGGCGAATGAGATCAAGGATGCATACCTCGAGATGCGACTCAAAGATCACCAACTGTCCCTGAAGACAAACAAGAAAGCAGGTAACGCAGCATGAGTATCAATAACCGGAACGCCACCTCCTCGATGCTCGATCAGATCCGCCGGTTCTCCGGCTACTGCGACGACATCCACACCTCGGTCGAGCGCGAAGAGCTCGAGCGGGAGATGCCGCAGATCAACGACGAGGACACCGGCCCGGCGGCGGTTCTGGCGCTCGAGGCGAAGACGCACCTGGACGCCGCGGCCCGCAAGCTCGCCAAGCTCAGCGGCAGGCTCACCGCGGACCTGGAGCGCGATGATGCCTAGCAAGACGATGGAGCTCATGCTCACGCGGTTCGAGTCCAAGCTCAACCGCGCCCCGCGCCCGAAGATCGACTTCTACGCCTCCTCGAGCATGGGACCGAACGCCCGAGGTGACAACCTCGAGTTCTCGAGCGGAGTCGACACGGTTCTCGAGCAGCTCGACAGCGAGCTGGACACGCTCCTGCTTTCGCTCAGGGCCAAGAAGGCCCACACCACGGCGTTCGGCTACGCCGAGGATGCACAGCAGGAGATTCGCGACGCTCGTCGCTACCTCGCACAGCTCGCCGATTACCTCGAGAACGGAAACGATGCGCTATGATGCCTGGAGAAAGCATCCCCAGTATCACACCCCTGGGTGGCACCAACGAGGGCCCGAAGATCGTCTTCGAGCCCAACACCGAGCAGGGCGTCCGACTGACCGCAATCATGGCGGTCGAGGAAATGTACTCTGGCCTGACCCAGCTCAGGATGGGGTCCGGAGCGCTCGAGAAGCTTCTCGAGAACGCACCGACGGAGCACTCGGTGCGCGCACGCTCGATCGGTCACGCGCTCAGGACTTGCCAGGACGACCTAGCTAAGCTCGCCAACTACTTGGCGCTACCGGAGGCGGACAAGAATGCAGAACGCTAACGAAGCGCTCGACTGGTTGGTCGCCGCCTGCCAGGAGAGCATCCCCACGGGCGACAGCGAGAGCTATGAGCTCTTGGCGAAGGCGCACGGCCTAATCCAGGAGTCGATGGCCTCGGCGCGCGAGGAAGAGCTCGCGGCGGGGATCAAGTCGATGCTCTCGTTGCTGGAAATGGGGGCGACCTACTACGGCGAGCTCTACGAGAGTCTGAGCGTGCGGATCAGAATAATACAGAATCGAGACGATAAGATGGCAACCGCTGTCGCAATCGCCGAGACCGCCGGGGCAGCTGCGGGATTGGGTTCACTACTGGCGCACCTGATCAGCGACGACAGCAAGACGTTTCACAGGATCGAAGAGATCTTCACGGGCAAGGGTTTGACGTACCCGCGAGTGCTGAACAGGTCCAAGGAGATCGTGCGTTTCGACGGCAATACATCGAACATGTAAGTATGCACCGTTCGAAGAGGACAAGGCCCGGCTGGTACTAACTAGCCGGGCCTTCCTTTTGCAAGAAAACCATAACCAAAAATAATTTATGGTTATAGTTTTCTTTTGAGCCAGGCAATGCGTACGAATATAGAATCGAACATACGAACGAAAACCAGTATTCCCAACCTCGCTATCCTGGGGAAACGCGCCGGGCGTAACCACCCGTAACCGCTCGTAACCACCCCTTCGTAACCCCCGAAAACCGCAGGTCAAACGTGGTTTTTGGGGGTATCGTAACCACGTAACCACGTTCGGTGGAAAAACGCGAGATGTACTTACATAAGTGGCGGGACTTAGGGGTAGTCGACGGGGCTGAATATTAGACTCGATGACCCCGGCCAGGGAGTGACACTCGGTGGCGGAGGCAAGACCTGAATACACAAGGCGGGTTTGGTGGTGCGGGGTGTGGTTATAGTGGTTACGCGGTTACGGTATAGGTATATATGCAGGTAGAAGGGTATAAATACTATAATAATACTATAAACAACTATAATTAGAACACTGTTCGAAGAAACCTTAATAATCAAGTCTACATCCTTTCCTGGGTGGTACTAGGAACAACATGGACGGCACTAACTACAATGCTCGCAATGTACATATCACTTGTGGTACTAGTTCGAGAGTATTCTGAAAATTTTGTGTGTGCTGACAACGGAGCAGAGAGCTCCGCATCGCCCCGCCCCCTTACCAAAGTTACATCCCAAAGTCAAGACACACACGAGATTTGATTTCGCAAAGCATTGCTTAGTCGTACTACTTAAAAGTCGTTAGTGAGTGCAACTTTCAGTGTTGCTACTCCGCAGTCGAAAAGATCCGTTGCCAAAAGATGAACTTTCCAAAGTCAAATCATTCGTTGTCCACACTACGACTTTTTGCGCACTTTACCCAACTAACAAGATCGTTATCGACTTGTTACCTAAAAAGTTGTACTTTCGCCGACGACTTGCTATACTAGAACTATGAACAACAACGAAGCCACCACGACCACCGTAGAGCTCACAGGCCGCTACACCAACGATCCGGACATGACCAAGCTCATTACTCAGATGAACTACTCGTCCCCGCGCTACTTCGACCCGACCTACATCGGTAAGCACGCTAAGTAGCCACGCGAAGCATCCATCACGGATGCTTTCGCTCTCTAATCATATCTTTAGCTAGTGCCACTAAAGACTTTTCTTTTAGCCCCGCTCATTAGCGCGCCTATCGACTGGCCGGAATCGTTAGCACTCATAACTAAGTATTATTTCTAGATACCATTAGCACTCATAACTAAGTATGTTTCACATGAAACACTATTGATACTTATGCTCATTACTTACTATAACAATATACTTAGATACTCATACTAAAGATATACATACACATATCATTAGTACTCATAGCTAAGTATATATCATTACACATACTAAGTATATCATTACTCATACATACTACATCATTACACTTACTAATAAGCTATCCATACTACTATCATTACTCATGCTATATACTTACCCATACTATATCTATTACACTCGCTAACTACTTACCCATACTATATCATTATACAGAGCAATTACCCTGTATAACTATGCTATCTAATATCTTTATTACATACAGTAATTACCGTGCCTAAAATAAGTCTTTAGTTTCGCTTGCTATCTACCCCCATATCTTTAGTGCCCGAAACTAAAGACTTTTTCTAGACCCCGTTTTCTTAGCTAAGCTTATACATTCACATGCATCATTATCTTTAGCTAAAGAAAAGCTTGCACTATGCAACCAAAGAAAAACCTTTAGTTTCACTAGGCATCCAGTCGCGCACCGCGCCACCCGCCCCCGTAGCACTTTCCACATAGACCCGCCTAGATCGCCCGTAGCCGAACGTTCCCGCATCGCCGGTACAACTAGGCCGAGACCTACGCGAGCCCCGTAGCGTTCGTTCTAGCGGGCCTAGATTTCGCGTCCCATATCTTGGGAAGATCACCCGACACGATTTGACCTAGTACCCGATCTATGGTTAACTAGTCCTAGATCGAAAAACGGAACACGAACTACGCGAACGGACCTAGTCCTAGTACCCTAGATTGTTAGCCGAACCAAAGTTTCCGCACGGCGCGCGAAACGGTTTGACAAAGTTCCCGATCTACGCTAGACTAGTACCACAACGGAAAATCGCACCGGGTCCGGGTTGACAACCTAGATCGAACGTGATAGACTAGTACCACACAATCGAATACAACACCGAAAGGGTTGACCAATGTACCGTTCTACGGTAGATGGACTTTCCGGACTTCGTGACGCAACGCAAATGGTGGCGGGTGAAAATCTTGCCCACCGTATGCGCAAAATGGGAATCGAACCGGATTGGTACGAACTCGGTGCTACGCAACACGAAGATTTCGTCTACGGATTCCGTAGGGCGTGGCAGTCCTAGCGCGTTTTGATCCGGCAAGTTGACAAACTTGCCGTGGTCATGGTACGCTAGTACCGCACGGGTAACCGTGACAACACAATCGAAAGATGTGACAAATGAACAACTCGCAATTCAAGACATTGCGCGCGGCAATCATCGCCGAAACCATGACACACATGGGGGCCGAAACTCTCGACTACCGCGCGGCCACCGTGGAAACGATGATTGACGAGATCACCTTCACCGGCGACTCGTTGGTCTACGAGAACAAGTCGGCTACCGGTATCGCGTGGCGGCTCACATTCCCCGAGCCGTGCGTGATGGTGATGAACACCTCCCTCGATCGGTTCGGCGACGGTCCGGATTCCCAGACCGTGGAACTCGACCACATTCTCGACGTGGATGAGATCATGGGTCACTTCATGGATTTCATCGGTCGCAATATCTAGCGTGTTTTGATCGCCTACCTAACGAAAGTTGCGGTAGGTAGGCGGTCATGGTACGCTAGTACCAGATCCAAAACCGACACCGAAAGGGCCGTGGTTATGTCCAAGGCACGCAAGCGCGTCTACAGTACCGTACCCGTGATCCATCACACCGAATACCAGCAGATCCAGCTCAACCGTGAACTGGCATTCAACCCCGACAACTGGGCGGACCTCGACGCCGACCAGCGCAAGGCGCGGCGTGAGAAGATCGCGGCGCACACCGGACGAGTTTCGGGCGTGATCCACCACGGCAACACGCCGGTTCGCAAGAATCGCGTGGAGATCGACCACACGCCCCGCGTGGAGGCATACCTTGCCGAGGCTAAGCGTTCGCTAGACCCGGCCCGATACATCCGGCGCGAGGTGCCCGAGTTCTACCGCAACATGGTCATGGTTGCCGCCGCAAAGGCCGGTGCGTGATGATGAGCGAGACGTACGAAGGCAACGTGGACGCGACCGCACGCGGAACGTGGTACGCTATCCGTGACAACCTGACCACAGAACAACGTGGAAGCGTCGAAGAAATGGCGCGTCAGAACATGATCGCGCTAGGCTACGGACCGGACGAGGTCACCGACGAAAACGACCTCGTTAGGATCGAGAACCTCATGCGGGCTATCGTGGCGACCGCAAACAGGTAATCTGGGTTTGACCTGAGTACACCATACGTGGTAGGGTGTATTCAGAGGGTAATCCAGCCCACCTGAACACTACAGAAATGAGTGCATCATGAGCAAGACCTTCAAGCATCAGCGTGGACAGTTCCAGCAGGTCAAGGGCGCCTCCACGCGCCGGATGACGCGCCGCGAGGCCCGCGCCCTGGATCGCGTGATCCACGAGGCGAACGTGCCCTACATCACGAACGTGATCTTCGGCAAGTAGGAGGCCCGCGTGTACGCAGTCCTCGACTTCATCGCCGGTACCCTTCGCGGTGCTAACGGCATCCACCTCGTGATTGCACTCGCAATCATCGTGATTGCATACGTGAAAGTAGGCAATCGTGAGTGACGCGAACGAACTACCCGAGATCGGTGAAGCGCCGGATCACATCATCCGGCTATACCGTGACCGCAACCCGCACGCAGTGCGGCATCAGGTTAGCGTGTGGCGTAACGGGAATCACCAGACCCGTTACACCTACGATACCCTTGATCAGGCCCTCACCATGGCGCGTGGCATAGTCCGCATAGCCAACGTGCACCGGCCTGGCGCGGCCTACCAGTGGTTGATACTAGGAGCCGAGATCAAGTGCGGCACCGCGAACTGGATGGAAAACGACACGGTTTGTTACGTGTCCGAACTACCCGCGTGACCCGCGTCACGCAAAACTAGTACCAAAAGCCGCTTGCACATCGAGCCGATACGAGCTAGGCTATAGGTACAACGGAAAACGAACACCCCACGGGCACACCGGCGCAACCTGCGTCACCCGCCCACCAAACCAGGAGGTAATCCCATGAGCGACCGCACCGACGTCTTCACCGCCGACGACACCGAGTTCGACGCCAGCGTCGAGCAGGCCCCCGAGGCCACCGAGCCCACCGCCGAGGAGAAGGAGGCCAAGCAGGCCGCCGCCGACGCCGAGCACCTGCCCGCCGTCGACAACTTCACCGAGGCCGTGGAGAAGGCCGTGGAGGAGGCCGACGCCGACACCGGCACCGTGACCGAGGCCAACCTCGACGCCGTCTCCGCCGCGTACCGTGCCGTGACCGGTGGCATCAAGTACAAGAACCTGGCCAAGAACTACGTGAACGACCAGATGAAGGCCGCGCTCCCGGCGGGCGAGTACATCAAGGCCGTCTCGTACAACGAGATCAGCGACCGGCTCCTGACCACCAAGGCCGAGCCGAAGCCCGCCGCGCCGAAGGTCGATCCGGCCGTCGCGTTCGCCGAGCGTGTCGCCGCCCTCGAGATCGCCCGCGAGGTCCTCGTGAACACCGCGCCCGACGAGGTGCAGGACTTCGAGCCCCTCGATATCGACATCGCCACCCGCGAGGCCGAGGAGTACATCGAGTGGTCGCGTGAGGACGAGGAGACCCGTGGCGACGCGCCCGAGATCAGCCCCGTCGCCGCCGCTGCGGTCAAGCTCGTGCAGGGCAAGGGCCTCGGCAAGGGTCGCACCGCCTCGGGTGCCCCGCGTGCCCCGTTCACCGGCGTCCGCCGCAACGTGGCCGCGCACATCGAGAGCGCGTTCGATGGTGTCGCCTCGGGCACGTTCCTCACCGTCTCGGAGATCGTGAAGCACTCCTCGGAGGAGTACGGCGACGATCACCCGTCCAGCGGTGCCGTGTCGGCGCGCCTGTTCGGCAAGTCCGGCGTCGAGGGCGTGACCCCCGGCGAGAACGAGCAGGGCGTCAAGGGCGCGACGAAGGACTAACGTCCGAGCGTCCCGTGGGTCAGGGCCCACGTTAAAACAAGCCGCATAGGCCCTGAGCGTCCCGCGCTACCGAATGAGGTAGCGCGGGGGACGGGTACGATAAGGTCGGGTGGAGGCATCACCTAGTTACCGAGGCGTACCGAGCGCCCATCGTGAGCGTGTCAATCACGAAGTTGTCGCCGCGCCCCCGCCCGAAGGTCGAGACCTCCGACACGGGTCAGGGCGTCACGACAGCGCAACAACAGGTCGCCGCGCGGCTGGCGCGGGTCACACTAAGCCCCGCGCGGCGACCGCCCTCAATTCGGACTCGTCTAGTGGAAGCGTCGGGGCGTAATCCCCCTACGTGCATCACCTAGCCTCGTGCGCGAAATCTACCGGCGCGCCCGTGCCCGACGCTCCCTCTAGTCCAGTCCGGACTACAGAACTACACACCACTACCGTAAGGAGTGCAAACTATGTACGTCGTGAACCTCGCCAAGGCGCCCCGCGCACCGCGCACCGTGTCGCTGCACAAGTCCCGCAAGCCGCAGGGCCGCGTGTCGCTGGTCAAGCTCGCCAAGGCCCCCAAGCGCGCCGCGCGGTAGAGCCGTGCCTACCCTCGCCAACTGCACCAACTGCGCGCGTGTCGTGGACGTCTACAGCGCGTGGCTCGGTAGCGCTGGCTACCTGTGCGACACATGCGAGCAAGACCTCGTGTGTCCCGAGTGCACACAACTGATTCCGTTGTGCGATTGCGACGAGCCGCCCGCCGAACTGATTGAGCGCCTCACTAAAGAACGTGACTTCTGGCTCAAGCAGGCGTGCACGCGCACGTCGAGAATCGGTGCCATGTTCACGCTCGCTCGCGCCGAGAACATCGAGCGTGATCTCGTCTACCTGCTTAGCAAGAAGAAGTAACAACACTACCGAAACGGAGTGCATCGCAATGCCGAAGCATCGCTTGAACACCTTGGACTACCCGCCCGTGACCCGGCCCGCGACCGCGCCGCGCCATGCCGCCCCCGCGCCGCCGAGCGTGACCCCGTACAGCCCCCTGTCCGCCCCGTGGACGCCCGCTCCGGTCGATCCGGTCCATTCACCCGCGCGCCCCTCGAAGTGGCGCAGCGTGGCCGCTGGCGCGGTGCGCGCTATGTCATGGACGCGGGTGTAGACCATGTGGCAAGGTACAATCACCTGGCACGCGACGCCTGCCGAGAAGCGTAAGTTCAGTGGCAAAACCTTTTGGGATTGCCGAAAGAAGATGGACGAAGCGCTCGGACCGGGCGAACGTCTGGTGCGCACTCTTGAGTGTGACGCATTCACCGAGTACGATGTGTTCAGCGCCTTCTCGGGCATGAGCACGGGTACCGCAATCGCAGAGGAGGTGTTGACAAAATGAGTGACATCAGTGATGCACTGAACGAGATCTACGCAATCCGAACCCAGATGCAGAACAGCCTCGACGCATTCGCCGCGCGACAGAACGCTAGTATTGCCGAGATCATGAAGATCGAGAACAAGCTCGCCCGTGCCGTGACCGCAAGCCACGCCGCACCGATGCCAGCGCCGAATCCCGCGCCCGTCTCGATTCAGCCCACCGCCCTGGTTGGCCAGCGTGTCGTGAAGCCGGGTCCGAACAGGCCCGCCGACACCCGTTCGAGGCGACCGGCAAGTGATCGCCAGCTCGGCTTCATCGACCACCTGTGTGACGAGAAGTTCGCGCGGATCGAGGGCAAGGTGGACTCAATGCTCGCCGCCAGCCAGGTGATCGCGCAACTGCAGGACTTGTCCGACGTGCCCGAGGACCAGCGTGACGAGTCCACGCGCGTCTCGACGTTGCCGAGTGCACCCGACCCGCTCGCCGCTGTCGTGACGCCCGTGAAAGACAAGCTCGACTACAACATCTTGCGCATGATCCCTGACGGCAGGTACGCTGTCGCGAACGATGACGAGACCCAGGTTGTCTTCATGCGCGTGTCTACGCGCAAGAGCAAGGCGCTCGGCGGTACCGAGTACCGTGTCGTGCAGTACAAGTCGTCCGACGCTTGGAATGACCTGCAGTTCTACTTCCCTACCGGCAGCGTCACGGGGCGAAACACCGTGCACGGCTCGACGGTTGCGGACCTGTTGACGCAGATCATGATGGACAAGGCCGGATGTGCTGACCGCTATGGCGCCAAGTTCTCCGAGTGTGTCAACTGCGGTCGTGAACTGACCGATGACAAGAGCCGCTACTACCGTCTCGGCTCCGAGTGCATCACGAAGCGCGCTGACGTTGTCGATTACGTTGACAACAAGGCCGGTGCCTGGTACCCTGGCGCAGCGAGCCGCGACTGAATATGCGCTCGTTCGTATGGTTCGTGCTCGGCCTCGCGGTCGCGGGCGTGCTCAGTGTGACGTTGTTCGCACCTGAGCCGCCCGCTCCCGCGAAGCCCCAGCCCGCAATGATGGTTCAGGTTACAAAGACTGTCGAGAAGGAGGTGCGCGGCAAGGCTACACCCGAGTGTGTCAATTGGATGAACGCTGTCCAGAAGTTGCGCGAAGGCCAGAAGGTCTTGTCGCAGTCCAAGGGTGACCTGGAGCGCATTCAGGGCGAGATCATCGCCAATCTGTACAACAAGGATTCCGTTAAGCAGGCCGCATTGCGTGCCGAACTGAATCGAGTTGCGCAGGCGATGAATAATGCCTGGGCGTCGATTGGTGACGCTGCCGCCACGATCGACGCCACAGACCCAGGGCATGAGCCCTGTAGATAGGAGAAAGTCATGAAGAAGTTGTACATGCTCGACGGTGTGACGCTCACGCCCATCGACTTCACATGTCTGAAGTGCGGATCACCACCGCAGACGCGGTGCATGAACACGAACAAGTCGGGCAGTGGTCCGGTGCCCTGGTTCCACAGAGAACGCGAGGCATCACTCAAGGTGATCGCCGACGCCGCCCACCTCGAAGTTGTGAACGAGTGAGCGCCAAGGATTGGCACTTCAACGACGAAGGCGAACTGGTGCCGGTCACCCGCGCGGGTGAAACGCTAGGCGAGACACCCCGCGAGGTGACCGGCAATCCAGTAACCGAAGATGACATCGAAGCCGCTATGCGGCTGCTAGGAACGGAGAACGAGTGACACTCAACATCCTCGCCGCCGAGGTATTCGACCCCGCAATGTCCGGTGAGTACGATCTACCGGCGCGGCTCGAGCTAGTGGTTGACCGACTGCCCACCGAGCCGACGTACATGGAGCTCAATCAGGGACCGTTCTCGATCACGCATCGCAACTGGGTACAGACCATCGGGTGCGACGAGCCCTGGTGGGACGACGAAGACACCACCGAGTGCGCGGCGATCTTCAATAGTTCAGCCGCCGCTGCCGCACGCGAGCCGGTCATGCCGGTTCTGATTGCATCAGAGGACGCCGACGGAATGGTCTGGCAGGACTTCTATGTCAAGATCAGTCGGGTGCGGCGCATTCTGAACAAGCTTGAGCGCTTGCAGGGTGTGCAGGGATACGAGGTTATCCCTGACCCGACGTACGCGCTCGAGAAGCGCAACGGATGGATGCTTCAGCACCCGCGACGCATCTGTGTCGTGTGCGCCCAGGAGGCAGCCGAGGGTGCGGGTGACGGTGGCCTCGTGTCGCTCGATCACCTACCGCCCTCGAAATATCAACAGGTACGGCCTCATCGAGTGGTCCCGATGTGTCACGCGCACCGTGCGGACTGGAACGAGAATCATCGCGAATACCGCGAGGAAGAAACCGTTTGACATACGGTTTCACATGTGGTACTATGTACCGTGTGACCAAGAGCAACGCCCATCACTACCGAAAGGAGTGCGCCAACAATGGCCGCTGACGAAGAGCGCATCAAGAGTTGTCTCGATTGCCACCACCTCATCAGGCGCGAAGACACCACCAAGCAGACCGACCTGTACGGCAAGCCGACGCTCATGAGCACCTGCCGACTGCTCGGGACCATCATCGCGACTACCTCGATGACGCAGGGTGACGAGGGCGCGCGCGCCGAGGAGGTCGGCTCGAAGTGCCGCACGTACAACTCGTACGAACCCGCTGGCAAGCAGCAGGTTGCACTGTCAATCGGCGTCGGCGTGCCGCCTGATCCGACCACCAAGGTTGGCATGGCGAAGACCTGCCGCGCGTGCTACTTCTATGTGCAGGGTGCCAAGATGGCTGAGCACACCGAGGGCAACATCACGATGGGAGCGTGCTCGAAGTTCGGAAAGCTGATTCCCGACCTCAAGGCCGCGCCGATTGCGAAGGAGTGCAAGGTCTCTGAGCGTGCCAACGTCACCGATCCGCAGGCGCACTTCCAGAAGTTGATCGACAGCATCCACTTCGACCCGATGCTCGCTAAGTACATTCTGCCTGGCGAAATGGCTGCGGCTGCTTCGGCGGATCAGGTCGATACGAGTGTCGACCCGGCGACGTACCCCACGGATCGCCCGGTCACTCCGGCACAGGACGCCCAGGGCATCCGCGCCTGGCGGCGGCTGCGGAGCGGCAAGCGTGAGATCTTCCTGCCGATCTTCAAGCGCGAGCTATTCAGTGCTGACGAGCAAGCAAAGATTCCCGCGACCGGCGACGACGAGCACCCCGAGCAGTACGTCGATCACATGCAGCTTTCGTACACTGTTGGCGCGCTGTGGTTCCACTTGGACGAGACGCCTGCGCTGCACGGCAGGGCGGGCACCGGCAAGACGGAGTTCTTCCGCTACATGGCGTGGCTCATGCAGCTGCCCTTCGAGCGTATCTCGATCACTCGTGACTCCGAGATCGACGACCTCGCCGGGAAGATGCACTTCGAGAATAACGAGACGGTCTTCAAGCCGGGTCGCATTCCGAAGGCCTGGGTCAAGCCGTGTGTCGTCGTGTTGGACGAGCCGAACACCGGCCCGCCCGAGGTGTGGCAGTACATCCGTCCACTGACCGACAACAGCAAGCAGCTCGTGAACGACAAGAACGAGGGCGAGGTCATCAAGCGTCACGCCTTCGCGTTCCTCGGAATGGCGATGAACCCTGCCTGGGACGCTCGCAACGTCGGTGCCGAGATGATCGGTGACGCTGACGGATCGCGCCTCATGCATATCTTCGTGGACATGCCGGGCGAGCTCGTGGAGCGGGGTATCATCCGTGCCCGTTGCGACCTGGACGGCTTCAACCTCAACCAGGATCACGAAGACGTCATCATGCGGGTAGCGAAGACGCTGCGCGAGATGAGCGACAACGGCGAGCTGCCCTTGACCTGGGGCATTCGCAACCAGATCAAGGTGGCCCGCGCTACCGCCTGGTTCGATCTCCCGAAGGCGTACAGCCTCGGTGTGCTCGACTACCTCGAGCCCGAGACGCGCGAGGTGGTGCTCAACATCGTCACCGAGGAGATCAAGGCACAGGAGAAGAAGGCCCGACAGCGTAACGTAAGGAGGTGAACATGTACAACGATAGTGTCCGAGAGCGCAGGCAGCTTGCCGCTAAGGCGGTGCGCAGGTTCAACACGATGATCCCTGCGCTGCAGTCGTACGCTCGTGCTGAAACCGGCAACCCGCAACTCAAGATCCAGGCGGGTGCCAACAGTCAGACCGACGGCAAGACGATCACGATCGCTCCGCCGATGGAGCTCGGCTTGCCTCAGAAGCACAACCGACTGGTATGCGACGAGCGCGAGTTCGGTCTGCTAATCTGCCATGCGTGCGCGAGTCGCGAGTTCATTATGACCGTGCTTAAGCACGAGATCGGACACATCGTTCACGGTTCGTTCGACAAGTTCCGCAACGGGTATGTCACCCACCTGCTCATGGAGTGCGGCACCCAGGTGGGCGATCAGTACAGCCTTCCTGAGGTGTTCGTTCAGAGAATGGCTAACTCGATCGGAACCACCAAGAACCCGCTGATTGGTCACGTCAATCGAGCGCGTCACCCGTGGCTCAGTATGCTCATGCTGTGCATGGAAGACGCGCGGTGCGACGCCGCTCGCCTGGCCAATGATCCCGAAGAGGAGCTCGCCTACCGCGCGCTCAACGAGGAGATCATGGTCAACGGTATCCAGAATCAAGACGGCACCATCACCTTCTATGAAGACATGAAGGTTGAGATGCAGTTGGCGCTGGCGTTCCTGTTCTCGGCTAACGATACTGAGATCGACGGCTACTTCGACCCCGAGGTTGTTGACCTGATGCACAACAGTGTACCGCTTCAGCGGTGCATGAAGCGTGCACTCAGTGCAATCGACACCGCCGAGACGTTCGAGGTTGTCCTCGAGGTGCTCACGATCATGAACGAGAACGGTTACATGATCGTGGACCCGCACGACGAAGAGGCGATTGACGAGATGCTCGAAATGATCGACAAGCTCATGAAGCTGCTGTTCGGTCACGGCATCGAGATCGGCGACAAAGATGAGAAGGGGATGGGCGGTCACGGCGACGATCCTTCTGGCACCGAAGGGCTTAAGCCAGAGGACGTGCAGAACGCAATCGACTCGTACAAGCTTCTCGATCGTGTGCCGGAGAACGTGGGCGCGCCGAAGGTCTACATTCCCGAGCCCGGACAGAGGGCCTACAGTGGTTCGTATTACCAGAACCCGCCCAGCGAGGGTGCGTTCAAGTCGGACGAGCGTTACCTGAGTCCCGCTATCACGGCAGCTCGACTGGCGTTCGGCGTGAACGCTCGCGTCGAGCACCACCGCAATCAGCGCAGTGGCAAGGTGTCGGGGCGAATGCTGGCGCGGCGTGTTCCGTTCGGTGACGAGCGGCTGTTCGCCAAGCGTGTCGTGCCCGACAAGCGCAGCTATCACGTCGTGATCGGCATGGACGTCTCGGGATCGACCGGAGGCTCGACAATCGAGATCGAGAAGACGGCAGTGTTGGCAATGGCCGACGTGTGCCACCGCCTCGGAATCTCGTTTGAGGTCTGGGCCCACACGTCCGAGTTCGACTACGAGACATATGAGGACAGTTGTCCCGTCTTCTACGAGATCAAGGCGAGCGGCAAGCCGTGGGACCGTAAGGCCCGGAACAACCTGCGTACGATCAACTCGTGTGCCGGAAACCTGGACGGACACAGCTTGCAGTTCTACCGCAAGCGTGCCGAGCAGTCCAAGGCAACCGAGAAGATCGTCATGTACTACACTGACGGAGCTATGCCTGCCTCAAACTACGACGAGGAGCTCATGGTTCTCAAGTCGGAGATCGAGTACGCCAAGAAGAACAACATCACCCTCATGGCTGTGGGTATGGGAGTTGACTCGCCGAAGGAATACGGCTTCGACACCTTCCAGGTCAACGGTCCCGAGGATTACCGCAAGGTGGTCGAACACCTGGGAAAGAGGTTGCAATGAGTGACATCAAGTGGGAGCCGGGCAATACGTACCGGGTGATTCTCGCCGACGGTACGCTGTGGCTCGAGACGTCCTCGAAGGCGGAGCTGGACGAGGCACTCGAGCGCGTCCCGATGGGGTACCTGGTGGAGCAGCAGTACACCAGGACTGCCGTGAAGTGGCAGCGAGTCAGTGGCGGTCACCCTTTCTTCGGAAAGGTGGAGTACGCCGATGGCCGATGACACAGGCAACATCACCTCATGCAACACATGCGGCAAGCCGGTCATCTGGGCCAAGCGTGCCGACGTTCCCTCGCGCTGGTCCGCTCCGCTCGACGTCAACTCTTGTCGATCCGGCGTGTTCCTCGACAACGAGGGGCTCGTCAGTCAGGTGGTTTCCTACTCATTCCACCAGTGCGCAGTCGATGACGTGCGAGCCTACGCCGAGATGATGGAGGCGAAGGCTCGTATCACCGAGGTTCGCAAGACGCTCCCGCCGCGAGAGGTGGTCGCGCTTGACCGCGAGGTCAAGAAGCAGAAGTACGAAGAGAATATCGCACTTCGATACACCGAAGCGTTGAGCGACTCGGGCTACATCGTGAACACGTTCATGATCGACTGCCCCAAGTGTGGTTCGGACGAAGGCGAGTTCTGCGTGGACATGCGCAAGGGTGCCCGCTACCAGGGCCAGAACGTACGCAACCCGCACAAGGAGCGCGTCGACTCCGCGCTTCGCGGCATCATGCAGGAGGGGGTTGAGCTCGAGTGATGGAGTTCAAGGTTGATAAGTATAGCCACGATACATTGGCTGTATTTATTCAGCCCGAACCAGGAGGACAGTGGGAACCTATCTCGACTAACTGGTACGAACCAGAGTTCGCTAATCGTCATATGCTCAAGTTGAAGCGTATCAATCGAATCTGCTCCGGAAAGCCGCTACTACGTACGGTGCTCAAGATAGAGAGGGCGTGACATGCAGAACTGTTTGAAGTGTGCCAACCCTACCGAGCGACCGTGCCGAGGCTTGTGTCCGGAGTGTTACGGAGTCGAGAAGCGCGCAGGCACACTCGCAAACTGGCCAATACAGGAGCGCCCCAAAGGCAACCCTGACGAACACGATCCGATAGCGATAGAGATCGCGCTCAAGAAGCTCGGCGACTATCACCTCAAAGATCCGCACGACCGTGCGAAGATTGCACAGATGGTCAACGATGGCGAGGTGACAAAGAAGGATGCACTACTGATCCTGCACTGCTCGGGCACAACCCTCCGACGCCTACGCGAAAGGGTAGGAGCTTCATAATGGTCGTCATACCAGCCAAGAAAGAGTCAACCTGCCCCGAGTGTAGAACGAAAGTTCACCTCGGCGACCCGGTTACGCCGCACGAATCGGGACCGTGGCAACACGCCTCGTGTGCAACAGGGATCGACTTGCCCACCCACTGGGAGGCAAAGCGAGCCGCCGAGGAGGACGACCCTCCCCGGTATCGTCAGTCCAAAATCCGAAAGACGCCGATGTGTTCCGACTGCTTCACCGAACATAACGGCGAGTGCATGTAAGGAGAATAGCAATGCGAGTATCAATTGAGCTCGAGGTGGATGAGCGCGAGTATCGCGTGGAGCTCACCGCCGACCAGGGCGTGACGAGACGTACCCTTCTGGAGGCCGCGCGGCAGGCCCTGACGACGATCACCGAAGGGAGCGCCTCGCCTGTCGAGGCCACGATCGAGCGGGTGGCGAGCGAGAGTACGCACCGCGCCACTCAGCGTGACTGACGAGGCAAAGGCGGTGAGCATTCCGCCGCCGCCCGAGATCGAAGACTCGCACAAGTTCCGTGCCACATGCAAGAAGTGTGGAAGCTGGATCAATCACGGAAACGAGTGCACGCACTGCAAGTTCGGCAAACCGTCCGAACAGAAACCAATCACAGGAGGTTCCAAATGAACAACAAGAAGCGTTTCTTCATCGGCGTCATGATCGCCTTCGCTGCGAGCGGCCTCGGTCTCGGGTCGGCCTTCGCGGACCCGAACACCAACGCCAATGACGGCGACCTCGGCACCGGCCCCTCGGCCGCGAAGATCGAGTCGGGCAACGGGCCCCGCGACGTGGGCGAGAAGATCAAGCCTGTGGGCATCCGTCAGGTCGGCGAGCCCATCGACGACGGTCAGGGTCCGCGCCCCGATCCCGAGGACCTGATCCCGTCCGACGACGACAAGAAGAAGTAAGGAGGTTCCCACATGGCAGCAGAGAAGATCAAGCGCGTCAGTCACAAGAACTGCACCCACCCGGCGACTTCGCACGAGCGCGCGAAGTGTCGTGCTCGCATCGAGGCGGCGGCTGGGCTTCCGCAGCTCAGCCTGATCGACAGCGAGCCCGAGGCGACTCGACCGCTCGCCGACGTGGCGAAGCAGCTCGGCGAGGCGATCAGTGCACGGAACTCCGTGGAGTCGCGCCTGACCGAGCACGACCGGACGGTGCAGTCCCTCCAGGAAGAGCTTGCCGCCACGATGCTCGGCCAGGAGCCGAAGAGCACCTCGGACGGTCGCCCGCCGGTGATCGCCTTCCGGAAGATGTTCCGTGAGCACAAGTGCTACGACTACACCGCCGTGGGAGTGGACGTCACGGTCAGCGTCGAGGAGCTGAACGATCAGTTCTCGTTCCGCCCCGTCTACACCAAGAAGATGTGGTTCCTCTCGTCCAGTTCGGGCAACACCACGAACCCGAAGACCTGGAGCGAGCTCGTGAAGTTCATGGGCGTGGACGGTCTGCGCACCCTGGAGGTTCTCCGCGCCGGGTAGGTGAACCTTCGGTCACCCAAAGTTCATTCGCGTTCGGGTTGCGTTCGTGCCCGTGTCCGTGGTACCATTAACGGGTACGGGCACGAACGCCCCTGACCACACGAAACTAGGAGAAATCATGTCCGCACCCGCCACCGAACTCGAGCTGATCGACTACGACGGTAAGCGTGTCGAGCTCAAGCTCGTCGGTGACGACGAGCATGTGACCGGCACGGTCGCCTCGGCGTCGCCCGAGATGATCGCCTTCAAGGAGAAGGGCAAGTCCAACCTCAAGCTCGTCAAGCGCGAGGACATCGCTGACATCCATGTGGCCCCCGAGGCCGAGCCCGAGATGAAGGCGCGTCGCCTCAACATCGTCGGCCTCGACACGGTCAAGCGTCACCTCGTGGACCGCCACGGCTACAGCCTCGCTGACATCAACGCGATGTCGCCCGAGGACGCTCTGGCCTTCCACGATCAGCTCGACCACGAGCCGCTCTCGCACTTTCATGCCGACCCCCCGGCAAAGAAGGATAACGAGGACGGCGGCGAGGACGAGTAAGTCCTCAACAAGTTTCCCGCGCCAGCTTAGCTGGGTAACGTCAGGGAAAGGTGGCGACCGAATACGCATCGAATGACCCGAGCAGTAATGGAGCGCTGCTCGGGTCATTCCTTCAATAGCAGGTGGTACCAGTTTAACCTGGTCCCCAAACATCAGGAGGTAATCACCATGAACCGTATCATCAAGACCGCCGCCGCCCTGACGGGCGCGGCGGCAATCATGACCGCAGGCGCTGCGTACTCGAACGCCGAGGTCGTCCCCTCGTACTCGAAGGTGGACCAAATGTTCTGTTCGCCCACCGGCGCGACCGTGAGCCTGTCCTACCAGAACGAGTACGGCAACGACGTGCAGCGCTCGCGCACCTACCTGGATGGCCAGAGCGTGCGTGGCGTTACGTGCATCACGCGGACGATCTTCACCGGCTCGACCAGCGAGTCCGTGGGGATCGGAATCAACGGCATCAACGGAGACGCGGTCTACTGCGCCCTGTTCGTCAACGGCTACAAGGTGGCCGAGTCGTCCGACGACGACCCCAACTACTCGATCGCGATGTGCTACTGACGTGGCCTCGACTCCATACTGGGCCGACCCTGACAACGCGCCCGAGCCGCACACCGAAGAGGCAAACGAGGTCATGGACCTGTCGAAGCTGCGCGTGCCCATGACACCGGAGGAAGAGGAAGAGGTCAGGCCGGATGAAGGTTTCATGGCCTGAAGTCTACCCGGCTGAAGCCGGGTGGGCGTTCACCTGTGGCGACCCACAGTGCGAGTGGGAGTCAAACCATCGGTCCGAAAAGGCCGCATGGACAGCGCATGACAAGCACGGTGCGATCTGTCCGTACAAAGAAGTAGAGGGGGAACCTATGCCTGCGGGACCGAGTATCATCGAGCAGCTCTGGGAAGAGCTGGATCGCGTAACTAAGGCGATCATGGACCAGAAGGCAAATCCCGGCGAGGGCTTCGATCTCGTCAAGGGGCAGGCACAGGGGCTCGCGATCGCAATCCAGAAGATGAGCGTACCTCATTTTGAGAGCACAGTTGCCGTGAGCAAGTGGGCACTCAAGCGTTACCGCATGAAGACGGGTGAAATCGACTTCATGGACACGCCAGGCTGTGACGGATACAACCCGATGCCGCCCCCGATGCGCGAGGCAGTCAAGCCTCCGACGAAATCGGCACCCAAACCCGCGCGCGGCCCGAAGGCAGACCCGAAGACTGGCAAGTTCAGGGCGTTCGGTGACGACGAACGCGAGCACCTACAGAAGATGCTCGCCAAGGGAATCCCCGAGGGTGCAATCCAGTCCATGTTCAAGCTCACCGACGAGCAGTTTGAGCACGAGAAGCAGAAGCTCGTCGCGAATTGACAAACACCCTACGATGTGGTACTATCGTAGAACATTGAGGAGGTCCCCGACTTGAACCAGAACCAGAGTGACGCCGAGATCGCGGCGAAGCAGAAGGCGCTCGACGCAATCGCAGAGTACCTGCACGTCAGCGGCGCGGCGCGACCCGACCAGCAGATCGGCGCCTGCATCCTCGCGCTCACCCTCGACTCCCCGTTCGCAGAGGGTGACCAGCATCGGGCCACCTCCCTGGCCGGGAACACCTCCGAGGCGGTCGGCCTGTCGATGTACGCCAGCAACGTGTTCGGCGCTTTCCAGATGGGACATGACCTGTGAACGTCTTCGACTTCAAGGACGCCATCATGAAGCTCATGGCGAAGAACAAGAGCGGTACACAGAAGATCCTGTTCGTGGACCGCGCGAACGGTGAGGTGTACGAGGCGATCGGCTTCAAGTACAGCGACAAGACGAACATCGTGGAAATCCAGCCGGTGGAGTAATGGCCGCTAAGCTTCCCGAGTCGTGCATGTTCTGTGACTCGTTCCCGTGCGAGTGCGAGACGTCAGCCAAGCCAAAGAAAGTTCGCAAGACCCCAGTCAAGAAGGAGGTGAAAGATGTCGAAGGGCAATCGAAACCGGAACAAGCGAAACGACGAGTACGCGGGCCGCGCAAGGCTCCACCGTCAATCAGCTCCAGAGTGGATCAAGAATATCTCGGTAACTCCGGACGAGATACTGGGGTCGAGCGGGACTCGAATCCACAAACAGCTCGAGAAGCTCCAGAAAGAGCAGGCGAAGCAGAACACGCTGGGGATAACCCTACACACGGACACCGGCGAGACGGTGGGCCAGGGAGTGGTGGAGCGCAACGAGTTCATCGTGAGCGCGGAGGGCGCCAGAGGCCTCATGCAACAGATTCCTTCCGCGTTCAAAGCGCGCGTCGCGGGGAGCGGCGGGGGGAAAGGCGGGGGGAAAGGCGGTCAGGCGGGGAATCTCAAGACACAGCCTTACACAGGGCTATTCGCGCCTTTGAATCGAACGGCCTCCTCTCCCGAGAAGACCGCCGAAAGTTCTCCGAAGTTCTTAATCCCGGTGTCACCGGTCGGTTACAGCGATACAACGAAGGGGGGTCTGGCGATGAACAGGATTCACCCACAGCTTAAGAAGCAAGCAGACTGGGTTGCGGACATGATCTCGCAGCCCCTGATTCAACTCGGCCTCCATAATCGTTGGCGAGATGTTCACTCGGCATGGGAGATCATCGACACCGAAGACCTGTATGATCCGCTGTTTCAGCGCGCAACCTGCGTTCTCGGTCCACTGGGAAACGACCTCACGGTAGCGTCTCCCGACGAACACTTCACTACTCGTATAATCGAGACTCCGAATGGACAGAGAAACGGTCTGTATGTTCTTCTCGATTCCGAGGTGGATAATTCGTACGGCAAGGTTCCGGTGTATCGTCCGATCTTCGACACACAGGGCGAGCGCAAGGATTACGTTCAGTGGAAGCGGATGCAGGAGTCGATTCTCATGACCCTCATTCACACCGAAGCCTACTTCGACTTCCCACTCCTAGTGGAGATCGACGGGTCCAAGGTGATCCAGACGATGCAGTACGCGCGCCTGCGCGCCGAGGTCGACGTCGAGGAAGATGTCATCCGTTTGGTCGCACTTGTTGCGGCCAACCTCTCCTCTGGGGTGATTGCTGACGAGGCGCTATTCGTGCTTAACATTGGCGAGTTTCCGATGACTTATCACATTCCACTTGAGGTGGTCGAGCAGGCTTTCGTGAGCTCGCTTGACGAGATCGTCGACCTCGGCGCAGGAGTGGACATCGTTTGCACCGAATGCGAGAAGCAGTACTCGATGTTCAACTCGATGTCATTCGATCGGCTCGTGCTGGCCTTGTCCAACAAGTGTGCAGAGTGCTTCGATTACAGGTCTCCGTCCGACTTTGGGGACGCCGTCCCCGCACCCTTCTAAATGAAAGGCCGAAATGGCTGACCCGTTGTACGCTTGCACGAACTGTGGCAAGGACAAGAAACGAGAAGACCTCACCTCGAAGAAGGTGATGTTCTCGGGCATCGGAAACAACTCGACCGTGTTCCGCTCCCGCACCGTCGACTGGCTGTGCGAGAACTGCCTCGGAGAAGACAAGGACTACAACTACCCTCGCGACATGTCGAGGATCGAGAGGATGAAGGTTGCGCGTGCCAGGCGGAAGCAGGCCGGGTAAGGCCACTGATTCACACATTCTCGCAGGGTCGTTTGGCCCTTTCCGAAGGATGTGGACCAAGGCGTATAGGTACGCCTTCACGACGTATGTGCGTCCGAACTCGACTCGCAACTACGGCGTCGATGTAGACCTGTTCATCGAGGCCGAGGGCCGAAGGGTGATTCAGGTCAAGCTTACTTCGTTGACCGAAGAGGAGCTAGTCGCGATCAAGCGTGTGATCGACGTAGCCTTCGAGGCCTCGCTCGACAGCGTGAAGGCGCGCGACAAGATCGCCGAAGAGGCACTTCAAGACGGCGACACTTCGCTGGGTCGGATCTTTCGTGACCCACCGGTGATTTGGCGGCGCGAAGGCGGAACCGCTTTCGAGGACACACTGGAGTTCCTCCCCACTGGCTGGCTAGGCCGAAGCAGTATCGACCCCAGCCAGCAGGAGCGGTCGATAGCAAGCAGGGCCAAGCAGGAAGAAACCTTCTCGGGCGAGGAGGGTGCGGTCTACGGCGAAGGAGCGGAGGTGACCGACCTTGATTAATCCTACGCGCGTCATTCCACTGAATGAGTACGCATGGCAAGGTCCACCACCATCGGTGCAAGAGATCGCAGACAAGGTCAACGAGTTGATCGAAAGATTCAACCTGTTAATCCAAGACTGTGTCGTTATCGAGAACTCGGTTAATCGCCACAACTCGGAAATCAGTTTCATTCCCGGCATTCGCCACAACCTCGTCCAGCTTACCGGCGACCTCGGCGAGATCAACAGGCAGTTCGAAGCCATCAGAGAGGAGTACCCCGCGTGAGTAAACAAGACCCTAACAGCAAGTACGTCAGCGGGTTCTGCAGCAACGGCCACTGCGAGGGCACCGCCCCGGTGAGCCCGAGTGGCAAGCACATGAAGGTGTGCGTGAAATACGAGCTGTGTGCCTGTGCGTGCCACCAGAAGTTCAACCGCATGTACGAGATGGCGGGCGAGCCCAGGCGAGTGCATCAGAACCCGAACTACGTTCCCTTCGTCGGACCCGACCTGTCCATGTACTTCGGTCGCGATATGCCGGGTGCTTCGTTGGCCGGTGGTCAAACGTCGCGGGGCGCGGAAAAGCGCAGCGAAACGGCTCCTGGGCTATTGGAATCGGCCCGTACGTTCACCGAAACGCCGTCGGGCTACCGTCAACGCGGGCAGCTCGAGACCGAGGTGCAGCAGATCTGCAACCGCGCGATGCTCGGCGAGTTCGACGAGCCCTGCACGCCGCAGTTCATCGCGAACCTCATCGACCCCGACAGCCCACCGAGCACCGGAGCGATCGGCGCAGTGTTCCAGCGGTGGGAGCGTCTCGGCTACGCCAAGATCAATCACAAGCCGCTGTACTTTAAGGGACTCACGCTCGAGGGAATGCGCGACGGACTCGAAGCGCTCAAGCGGAAGGCGAAGCGATGAGCAAGCCGACCAAGCTGGGCGGCGACATCCCCTCGACGGTCCTGTCGGGCCAGCCTCGCCTTGTGCGCGAGCTCACCAAGGATGGGCCAGTGCTGGTTCGCGTGAACCAGAAGCCTACGATGGTTGTCCTGTCGGTGGAGTCGTGGAATTGGCTGCGCAAAATGTGGCCGACGCTCCCCGAGATTCCCGAGGGTCGAGCGCCCTCGCCTTACGGAAGGTAGATCAAGGTGGCAGACCAGGGAGAGTTGCTCGAGCGAGTCAAAGCGCACCTGCTCGAGCGCTTCTACGACGGCGGCAACGGCATGTCGTATGAGGAGGCTAAGGAGGAGGTTGCTGATCTGTTCAACGACTTCAACCTCGACCGCGAGGACGAGAGGAAGGTCGGTCACGAGAAGCTCGACGCGCTGATCAGAGGTGACGAGAAGCAGGAGTCGTTCTTCTACGACGGCGATCTGGTTCCACATGCAGAACCTCGGAGGAGGGGATACCTGATGCAAGAAGAGTCGCAGTGGCGAGGCCAACACATGAGGGAGTTTCTCAACGAACTCCCATCACAGGAGCCGGGTGAGACCTACCGCGAGTGGTGCGAGCGGGTCGACAAGCTCGAGGCCAAGTTCAACCGACGCAAGGCCGAGCTCGACAAGAAGCGAGCGAAGGCTCGCAAGAAGAGGAAGGTGACGGGACGATGAACGGACACAAGGGGCACGGGAGGCTCCGCTACATCAGGATCACGAAGGGCAGCCTCGCGATCCCCAACACCAAGCCGAGTCTGTGGTACTGGGTTCTGGTGGACAAGGCCGGGAATGCACAGGTGCGCAGCTACGCACAGGAGACCTCGACGCGCGCGATCCAGGACGCGCGCAAGGTGTTCCTCGGCTCCGACGAGAAGTTCTACTGGAGCGTCGTGGAGACGAGCCCGTCGACTCGTACGCTGACGTTCGCGGCCACCGTCCACGACGCCGAGCAGGTTTACAAGGAGGTGCGCTAATGGTTGCGCTGCCGACGAAGCCTGACAACATTGTCTGGACCGGCTTCGAGCAGTTCGGCGACTGCAAGTACGTGTACGTGAGGTTTCAGGACCACTCGCGCTCGGCAAGTTCGCCCGAGTACCTCAAGGAAATGATGGACACCTTCTACGACGAGTCGGACGCTTCCGTCAAGAGTGGTGGCGCGCCCCGCTATGGGCTCAACGTCTCCCCCTGGTTGGCAGAGCTGCTGTACACGTTCTGCAACTGCGAGCTCTTCCCGGTGTCGAACAGTGGAGTCAACATGCCTCCGGTACGCTCGCGACACTTCGCGCACATCCGGACAGGGTCTGTGTATGTCCAGCAACAGCTTCTCTGAAGACGAGATCGACTCGGAGGTGAACCTTCCGGCCAGGGAGTTCATGTTCACGGTCGATCAGATCGCGCTTATGCTCGACATCAGCAAGAAGTCGCTCGAAGACGAGTTCCTGTTCTTCCACGGCAGGTCGGTCGGGTCGCGCAGAGGCCGCCTGATAGCAATCAATATCGCGACACCCGAGATGAAGCCTGTGTGGCGCGTGTCGGAAACCTCCTTCAAGCTCTGGATGCGCTACAAGGGTATCCGGTTCACTGAGCAGAGGCGGGTGTCGCTAAAGAACAAAGCGCCCGGCAAGCGTCGGGTTTGACAAACATCGGTATGTGTGGTAATATGTATGAGTTCGTAGGGATACGAACACGCAAAACTACGAAACATGCGAGACAGCCAAAACAGCCGAGACCTACAGAAACGAGCAAACAGACATGACTTCTCTTCAGCCCAGCGAGGCGACGGGCACCGAGGTCGCTCCGTGGGACAACACGGAAACCGGCCTCGAGGATTTCGACTCGAGCGACCTCACGATGCCGCGCCTCTCGATCGACCACGCCGAGGGCATGTTCAAGAACAGCCAGACCGACGAGCTGTTCCCCGAGCTGACGGTCGTCCTCCTCGGCCTCCACAAGTCCCGCATCATGTGGGGCGAGGTCAACGAGGGTGCGGACGCGGACGCTCCGCTCTGCAAGTCGCCGAACACCCGCGACGGCTTCCCGAACATCGACTCCGAGCTGCCCACTGCGAAGCAGTTTCCCTGGGATGCTCAGTCGGTCTTCAAGCCGAGTGACATGGCTCCCATCTCGGTCGGCGAGAACCTCCTCTCGATGCCCAGCCTGCCGTGCAAGTCCTGCCACTTCAAGGAGTGGAACACCGACCCGACCGGCAAGCGTCCGTGGTGCTCGGAGGAGTGGACGTTCCCCCTCCTGTACCAGGACCCCGAGGACTCGGAGAGCTGGATTCCGGCCCTGTTCACGATCCGGCGCTCGGGCATCAAGCCCGCCCGTCAGTACGTGACTCCGTTCGCTACCAAGAAGACGCCGATCTTCACGGTCGCCACGCAGCTCGAGCTCGAGGTCAACAAGCGCGGCATGGTGAAGTACTGCACGCCGAAGTTCAAGAAGGTCGCCAAGACCGACCCCGACGCCTGGCAGGACTACTTCGACTCCTTCAAGTCGGCGCGCACCTTCCTCGATCAGCTTCCGATGCCCAAGGAGGACGACGAGAACGCGGGCCTGTCGGAGGCCGACCAGGTTCCGGACGGCGACATCGAGGGCAACACCATCGACGCCGAGGTGGTCGACACCCCGGCTGCCCCGACGCCGCCCCCGGCCCCCTCGCGCCAGCCCAAGCCCGAACCGGAGCCCGAGGAGCAGGTCATCTCGACAGTCGGCAAGGTCAAGAAGCCCACGGCTCCCGCTGCGGGCACGGTCCAGATCGACGATGACGAAGAGCCTCCGTTCTGATGAGCGCATCGACAAAGACGGCGGGCCAGCTTGACGTCGTCTTCGCGGAAGCCGTGCGTGGCACGGAGCACGAAGGTCATGAAGGCTGGACCTACAAAGAGCCGTACAACGCGATAGAGTGTCTCTGCGGCGCGGAGATAATTAAGCCCCTCTAGTCAGTCTTCCCCACAGGTAATCGAGACCCTACCGCACTCGAGAGTCTGGCGCAATCCCGCGCGGCTGACATTATGAGGATACAGGGGTTAGGGGGAGGCGCTGGAAACGCCTCCCCCTTTCCTGTGACCCTAAGAGGAAGGAATCCTTCATGCCCGACGATGAAGTCCCCGAGTTCGCTCGGGAAGCCGTTGAGTTCCAGGCGTTTCAGCAGAAGCGTTACGAGGAAGCTCAGCGCGAGAAGGAGCAGAACTACAACGCCGACCTGTCGGCGTTCGCGCAGTTCATTGACGAACTGCGTCCCGATCAGTTGAGCTATGTACTCAAGCTGATCGAAGAGATCGGCGTTACGCCATACGCACACCAGCTCATCGGCATCGGTGTCGGCTCTCGCATCTATCGTCGAGGTCTCATGGTAGACGGCAAGACGTACGAAGAAGCACTCGGCCTGGTGGACGAAGCGGAGGCTGACAACAAGCCTTACACCGGGCCTACGGACTCCACTCAGCCTCACTTCGATCCGGTAGTCGAGGCTCCCGACCCGAGGCTTTCCGAGCCTCACGTCTGCGTGGGGTGTAGCAGGAAGTACGCTTCGCTCGCCGATTACATCGAGACCAAAGAGAAGCACGACGGCTGCCCGGGCTGCCAGCACAAGGAGAAGTGGGGGTGAAGCGATTTGTTCGAGACCAAGACCCCACTAAGCGCTACGACGCTTTCGTTTACCGGGAACCAAGCATCGAAGAACTTCACCGATGCTCTGTACCTAACACTGCTCAGGAAGCGGTCGATTACATCGACTGGGTCGAGCGCACGTTCAAGACGCCAGTTGACTACATCGAAGGTCGCGTTCGCGGCACGCGAGACGAATACGAAGCAATCCTATGGGAGGTCGAAGATGAGCGCACCGGTCGCCGTAGCGCCTACGTCCCTCACCTCCTACGACCCTAGTAAGGGGCGCGGCTCGCTCGACTACTGGATTCGTCGGGAGATCATCCTCAAGCCTTATCAGGAAGAGGGTGTGAAGTGGCTCAAGAACAAGAAGGGCGCAATCCTCGCCGATGAGATGGGCCTCGGCAAGACGATCCAGGCGTTGTTCAACTTCGGGATGCACGTCTGGACGAGCGTCAAGAAGGACCCCGAGGCGCGCTGCATCATGGTCGCTGTCGTGCCCGCGTCCCTGCGCATGAACTGGCTGGATGAGATCGAGAAGTTCACACACTTCGACTACTGTGTAGCGACCGGCAACAGTGTTGTTGAGCGTTTCAAGCAGATCGAGGAGTTCAAGAAGATCGACAACCACAAGATTCTCGTCATCAACTACGAGATCTTGGGCGATCACATTCAGCAGATCAACATGCTGAAGGGTGGCAAGCAGGGCATCGACATGCTCGTAGCCGACGAGGCTCATGTCATCAAGAACCGCAACACGCTCGCGTACAAGAACATTACCCAGATCACCCGTGATCGTACGCTGGCGATGAGCGGAACGCCAATGACAGGGCAGGTTGACGACCTGTGGACACTCCTCGATTTCGTTACCCCCGGCCAGTGGGGGACGTTCGCTGGATTCAAGGCGAAGTACTGCGTTCTCGGCGGCTTCAACGGCAAGCAGGTTACGGCTGTCAAGAACGAGCGCCAGCTCAACGCCCGCCTCGGACAGGTCATGCTTCGCCGCGAGATCGACAACGTGATTGACCTGCCCGAGATCAACATCATCAAGCGTATGGTTTCGCTCACCGGCAAGCCGCGCGAGATGTACAACCACCTTGCCACTGAGCACCGGCTGCAGAAGTTCATCCCCTCCCTCACGGACGAGGAGGACGAGAGCCTCGAGTGGCCGATGGTTCGCCAGTTGCGCTTCCGTCAGATCTGTTCGTCCACCTGCACGCTAGTCCCCGGCTGGGACGAGTCGCCCAAGCTCGACCTCGCCATTGAGGATGCCTGCGAGATTCTCGACAACGGCCACAAGCTGATCGTCTTCACACAGTTTCGTCCGATCATCGAGGCGTACAAGCGCAGGCTCGAGGAGGCGCGACCGGGCACAAAGGTTTCCGAGATTCACGGCAACATCAACAAGGACAAGCGACAGGGCATCGTCAAGGAGTGGTCCGCTGATAAAGAGCCTGGCGTGATTATCGGAATCATCAAGGCAATGGGAGTCGGCCTCAATATGGTGGCAGCCAACCACTGCCAGTTCATCGACAAGGAGTTCAGCCCTGCGCTCAACGATCAGGGCATCGGTCGCCTTCGTCGTGTTGGGTCCGAGCATCATCCGTCGATCCAGGTTTTCGAGTACATGGTGAAGAACTCGGCGGAATACCGTGTCGAGCAGATCATCAAGGACAAGAAGTTCTCGTTCGATGCGGTGATCAGGGGTGGCGCAACCGATGGCCAGACCGAGTCCTTCATGGACAAGATCAAGGACGCCCTCGAAGGGACTCTGTGATGCAGCATGAAGGCTACAGGCTGCGTGAATACACGCAAGCGCTGCGAGTTTCCGAACGATAAGCACGCCAACCTGATTCCAGTATCTCTAGAGGATGCAACATTCAGGTATCAGATCGAATGGGACAGTCAGTACAAGAACGCACCGCTTGAACTCAGAAGTCGTCACATATGTGAGGGCTGTCAAAACAGAGTCTATTGGACGCTTATGGATCTCATGCTCGAGTCCATGCGGATAGACAAGTATTACGGAAAGGAGAGTCACCGTGAACGTTGCACCTGAGCAGAAGATGCTCAACACCAAGCAGGTGTCTGACATGCTGCTCGTGGAACCGGCAACCGTGCGCGAGCTGGTTCGGGCGGGCAAGTTCCCCAACGCGACCCGCCCAGGAAAGGGATGGCTCATCCCTAAGTCGGATGTCACCAACTACATCAAGGAGTCGACCAAGTGAACCCCAACGAAGCGGTATTCATCGACCTCGAAACGACCGGCCTGTCGCCGGTGGCCGAGGAGATCATCGAGCTCGGCATCGCCCGAGTCAACACCGACACCTGGACGATCGTCGAGGAGCACTCGGCGGTCATCTGGACCCCGCAAATCCAGGCGCGCCTCAAGCTGAACGACCTCAGCGAGTTCATCGTGAAGATGCACACCAAGTCCGGCCTGCTCCCCGAGCTGCGCTCGCTCGAGGAAACCGGCGTCATGCCCCGCTTCTACAGCGAGGCCGAGGCGTCAATCCTGGAGATCGTCAAGGCCTGGGGCGCGAAGCGGCTCCCGGTGTGGGGCAGCTCGGTGCACTTCGATCGCAAGTTCCTCGAGCAGAAGATGCCCAACCTCAACGAGTTCTTCCACTACCGGATCGTGGACTCGAGCTCCGACATGGAGCGCATCAAGGCCAAGTACCCGTCGCTCTGGAAGAAGATCGACAACGACCCCACCAAGTACGAGAGCCCCGAGGGGGCTCAGGATCACCGAGTCCTCGAGGACATCCGGCACTCCATCGACCTGGAGCGTCGCCTCGACACCTGGGTCCACCGCCCGGCGGCTTCGGTCGCCGACCTCTGAACCGGAAGGGAGGTAGAGCATGGCCGCAACGGTCGAGTTCAACAACGCAGCGCTCGCTGACGCCGTGAAGCGAGCGAACATCATCGCACCCACTCGCGGTCGCGAGCTCGACAAGTTCAAGGGCTTTATCATCGACCTGTACCCCGGCGAGGAGTATGTGACCCTTCGGGTTACGAACGGCGAGGTCTTCTACACCGAGTACCTCTACCCCAACGAGCTCGAGGTGCCGGTAGCCACAAGCTGGCGTGTCGCTTCCAACTCGACTCACGGTATCGTCTCGAACCTCGCGGCGTCGGGGTCGGTCAAGCTCAAGGAGGAGGGCGGCAAGATTCGCATCACCAGCGGGCGAATGAAGGCCACCACTCCGCTGATCAAGTCGGGTGACTATCCCGATCCCGATCAGTTCATGTTTGAGCCTGAGGGTATGTTCAATCTCAAGGGCTTCGGCACCCGCCTCGACCTGGTCGGATGGTCCACTTCGTCGGACGGTCTGCCGCCCAGGTGTGGGGTCTACATGGACGAAGGCCACCTGTGCGCCACGAACGGTAAGACGTTGGTGCGCGTTCCGAACGAGTTCAAGTTCGCTGACGGACGAAACAACATCGTTCTTCCGTACCAGCTCATCGGCCCGGTGCTTCGTTCGCTCGAGGAAATTCAGATGGGAGTGATTGGCGACAACCTCGTCATCGCGCCCACCGAAGACATCTTCATTAAGTGCAGCCTGTTCGAGCCCCGGTTCGATCCGGTGAACAGGATCATGGAAAAGGAGATGCCTGCAGCGATCTCCTTCTCCAAGGAGGACGTAATCTCGACACTCAGCCGAGTGTCCAAGATCGGCGCCTCGGATCGACAGATCGGCCTCGACGTCTACATCGGCGGCGAGAGCATGACGCTGTCGGTCAAGGATCGCGACTCGGCGGAAGAGATCGAGGAGACCATTCTCCTGATCTCGGGTGGCGATCACGACATCGTGAAGTTCATGTTCTCGGTGGAGTACTTCACGGACATCATCACCAAGGCTCCCGGCAGGGAGCTCGTCATGGAGTACAATCCCGAGAAGACCGTCTCGATGGTCAAGTTCCTCGGGGATGACGGTTACGAAGGAGTCGTCATGCCTCGAGCCGAAATCGCCAAGAGCAGAGGAGATGAAGATGGGTCTTGACACGCTTCGCAAGTATTACCTTGCAGGCCCGATGACGGGGATCGAGGGTCACAACTTCAAGACCTTCGACTTCTTTGCAGCCGAGCTGCGCAACAGGGGGTACACGGTCGTCTCGCCCGCCGAGATCGCCCGCTCGCTCCCCGGCGAGCCCGGCAGCCTCCCGTACGAGGAGTACGTCAAGGCCGACCTCAAGGAGATGCTCGAATGCACCGACCTGGTCCTCCTTCCTGGCTGGCGAGGCTCACGCGGTGCGATGCGCGAGCTCGACCTCGCCGAGTTCCTCAACTACAGGGTGTGGCGAGTCGAGTCGGACTCAAGCCTCATCCGTACCGAGTACGGAGATACTCGTGTCGGGTAGGGACCACTGGATCAGCGCACGAGGTCGCGAGATCGCTCGATCCATGCCGGATGAGTACCCGGTTGGATACTCGCGACACCTGGCTCGACAGGAATGGAATGGAAGGAGTCTGCTGTGGCGTACCCTAATGTCGTTGCGGCTGCTTTTCCGCTGAATCCCGAGCCTTGGGCTATGGGCAATATTCAGATCGTCCCGGCAGGCAAGAAACGCTTTCCGAAGGTGTCCCCGAATAAGGTACTCAAGATGTACCAGGACGCCATCCGGGCCGAGGTTGTGCTGACCGACCTTACCGACCTGCCGGGGCCGTACTACAGTGTCAGGTTCACATTCAGTCGTCAGCTCACGGCGACAAAGATTGCGAGTGGTCGAACTTTAACTCGCAATTGGGCCGACGTTACCAATATGCAAAAGGGAACGGAGGATGCGCTACAGGGGGCAGCATTCGGCAACGACCGCGACGTGATCCGCACCGAATCCCGGCTCTATGGACCACAGCGGGAGAGCACTCTTCCGTTCGTGGTGATCGAGGTTCGTCACAGTATCGAAGGGTTTACCACACTCGAAACAGCCATCTGCGACAACGACAGCTTCTTTTCTCCGGAGGGACTGTACGCATGGCAGGAGATGCTGAAGCGAGAACTTGGTGGACAGGACATACAAGACAACGAGTGGACGCCATGAGGAAAAGAAGCATTCCCAAGCCAATCCCTGGCGTCGGTGTGTGCGCGCAAGCTGGACTCGCATACATCGCCGACGCCCCGAAGAACAGTGAGTACTGGGCACACAAGGACGGCAAGTACTTCCTGGTGACCGTTAATCGCTACGCAAAGGATCGACCCTTCGTTGTGGAGGTCGACAAGAATGGAAAGTTGGTTACAAAATGACGTACCCCACCGAGCAGCAGAGTGATCCCCTGATCAACGGTCCCGAGTGGCGGCACATGTTCGACAAGGAGACCGGGGCCCTGACCGAGGAGGGCGAGGGCCTCGTTGCCAGCGCACTCGACCTCATGCAGGCGAGCGTCCACCGCATGATCGAGACCAAGGGGTTCCACGACTCCGACCGCGGCTTCCCCGAGGAGATCGCCCTCATCCATTCCGAGGTGTCCGAGGCGCTCGAGTCGCATCGCGCCCGCGAGCCGAAGCTCTGGTTCCGTTCCAAGAAGGACGATCAGATGCACATCGACCCGTACGAGGAGGACGGCGAGACCATTCGCAAGGCAGAGGGTGCCACGGCAGAGTTCGTGGACACCATCATTCGCATCGCGGACTCGGCGGAGAGCCGGGGCATGTCGCTCGCCGAGGCGTACATCTTCAAGTACAGGTACAACGCCACGCGCCCCAGGCTGCACGGAAAGGCCTTGTGATGCGCCTCTACTTCGAGGTCGAGATTCTCGACGCCGAGGTCAATCTCGACAACTACAAGACCGACGACTGCCCCAGCGGGGTCGCAACCATCCAGGATGCGGTTAACCTCGACCTGGATATGTACCGCGCAGGCGAGGCCTCCCTCGAGGAGGTCATCTTCAACCTGGCCGGCGAGACAGGCGAGGTCAAGATCTCACTCAGCAAGATCATCCACAACGAAGTCATCACCATCCCCAACAACGAGAACAACTAGGAGAACATCATGATCCTCACCCTGAAGCTGCACATCGACAACCCCAAGACCATCAAGATCGACGGCGACGTCTTCGACGACCCCTCGAACGTGTCCGACGACGACAAGATCGAGACCGCCTACAACGAGGTGGCCGACATCGTGGACAGCAACGAGGGCGACCTCAACCTGATCCTCGACGAGATCGGCGGCGAGATCAACCAGATCACGCTCGAGGATGTCGAGTTCTCCGACGATGACGAGATCGAGGTCACGGAGTAGCTGGGCTGTGGTCGCACCAGCGGTAACGACTTGGGCTAGCACGCTAATGCTGGTATTGGGCGCGTTTCTCCGATTCTGGCCCGAGTGACCACTACAAACCTGAGGGTGTCATGCAGAGGCGACTTGCTGACATTAAACGACAGACCGCGTGCCTAACGAACTGTGTGCCCTCAATCTCAACTTAAAGGAGTGATGTGAAGATTCATCAGATCTGGCACGGCGACAGTATCGAGCTGTGCCAGAAGTTCAAGCCCAACTCGGTGGACTGCATCATCACCGACCCGCCCTTCGGCGTGGACAACCTCAGCAACATGGCGGTTACCGAGGGTGGCAAGAAGTACGCAACGAAGATCGCGAACGACGAGAATCCGGAGGTGGCGATTCAGGTCTTCAAGGACGTGATGAGCTCGCTACTTCCGGCAACCAAGGAAGACTGCGACCTGTACGTGTTCACCGCGTATCAGGTCCTCAAGGAATGGCTCGCCATGCTGGACGAGTTCTGCAGCCAGTACGGGTTCGTGCGCAAGGCTGTGCTCGTGTGGGAGAAGGACGGCCCCGGCATGGGCGACCTCGAATCGTGGGGACAGGGACATGAGTTCATCATCTTTCTCAAGAAGGGCCGAGCGCCCCGAAACGCCAAGCGACGGAACGGTGTTCTTCACATTCCCCAGCTTCGGCCTGACGCGCTCATCCATCCTCACGAGAAGCCTCCGGCGCTGCTGGAGCTTCTTATCAAGCATTCCACAACCGAGGGAGCCTTTCTTGTCGACCCCTTTGGCGGTTCTGGCTCCCTCGTCCGAGCCGCGAAGAACTGCAACCGGAACGCGGTAGCGATCGAGCTCGATGAGGTTCGCTACGAGCGGGCCGCAAAGAAGCTCGAGGAGGATAGCAATGACCTCTTCGCCGAGTTCAGTTAGCAACTGTGCCTACTGTCCTTCGTACGAAGGAAGGGTAACTCTCGGTACCGTTTATCGGTGCAAGACTTGCAAGACAGTGTGGATTCACAATTCTATACACTGGAGAAAAGCTGGCGTGTTTGAAGTAACTCGACTACAGAAGATGGGACGTATATCATGAGCTGGACCCTTTGGATTCAGGTTACTATCTGGATAATCCTGGGCATCATCACAGTCATGGGCATCTCGGCCGGATGGAAGTGACATGAAGCTCACGCGAGGCGGCGGTCGCCATCGCAAGCACTGGTGGACTCGCGCCGCCGACCGCTCTACCGATATGGTGGAGCGGTTCTTCGCTGACCGCATCAGCGCATTGCTTGCCACTGTGCCCGCGTACTAGCACGAAACACACAAACCGTGATAACCTATCACACGGTAGCACAACCACAACCGTAGGAGCATAAAGATGGCGAATAAGCCCGCAGGACCGTACGAGCTCAATCCGATCAAGAGTGTAGGCGAGGTGAACTACACCGACTTTCGCCCCATCGCCCCCGAGCAGACCGCATTCCAGCAGCACATGCAGCAGACCGCGTTCAGCTCCGAGCAGCGCGCTGAGGCAGATGCTAAGTCTGACGCCGACGAGCTCTTCGGTACCGGCGAGCCGCAGACCGCCTTCGAGCTGGAGGCGCGCGGTGGCCGCGCCCCTTTAGGTGCACAGGCATCTGCCGAGCCCTCGCTGTTCGATCAGGTGCAGACGGACGAAACACTCAAGACGTCGGAGACGAATGCACCTGCGGCGAAGGAGAACAAGCCTCAGGCGCCATCGGCTCCCATGCAACCTTCCACATCGAGCCCGAAGAGTGGACCCGCAAAGCCCTCTGTGTAGGGTATCACGACCCAGACGCTTTCTTTCCTGGCCGGGGTCAGTCGCACCGCGCCAATGAAGCAAAGAAGATATGTATGCAGTGTCCTGTTGCAAAGCAGTGTGCTGACTACAGGGAACGCACCAGCTCGACCGATGGAATCTGGGGCGGCAAATCGACTCCAAGGGGGCCAAAGAAAAAATGAAGCTTACGACGATTTCCGCGTCATCCCTCCAGACGTTCGAGGGTTGCACGCACCGATTCTTTCTCGAGAACGTGCAGCGCACGCCCACACCTGGCGGCAGTAGTAACCCCGCCAAGCTTGGGTCTGCGGTGCACGATACGCTCGAGCGGGTGGTCACCGAGTCGTACGTCGATAAGGTCTGCGAACTCGAGTGGACCAGGATCGTCGCGTACTTCAAGCAAGAGTTCATGAAGCAGTTCCAGACAGTTCCGGACGTCAAGAACACCTGGTACGCCGACGGACTCGACATGCTCGAGCGGTGGTTCGAGCGCACCAACCTCGAGAACGTCGAGGTGCTCATGGTGGAGAAGAAGGTCCGCGTTCCCATCAAGACTTCCATCGGCGATGTTCCGTACACCTTCATCTTCGACCGCCTCGATCGCTTCGAGGAAGATGGTAAGGTTATCATCCGCGTCGTGGACTACAAGACCTGGCGACAGGTTCTCACGTCTACTGCGCTGCGCGAGAAGCCGCAGGCTCGTCTGTACGGCATGGCAATTCAGCTTGCATTCAAGGAGCTCGCTGCCGAGCTTGGCGAGGAGCTCAAGCCCGACGAGATCTGGGTCTGCTTCGATCAGCTGCGTTACGATACGGCAGAGGTTCGCCTCACTCGCGACGACAACATCGAGACCTGGAAGTATGTTCGGCGAGTTGCCGAGCGTATCATCGCCGAGCCTGACCCCGGCAGGCGCACCCTAAACTCGGAGTGCCAGTTCTGTGTAGCTAAGTCCACCTGTCCTCTGGTAACCAAGAACGTCGATGCTGGCGGCATCATGGCGATTCAGGGCGACCGCAACGAGATGGCTAAGCGCTTCCTCGAACTGGACGGCGCAGCGAAGGCAATCAAGTACGCCATCGACGAGATCGTCGAAGAAATGCTCAAGGACGCGATGGACCAGGACGAAGTCGAGTACGACACCGAGGACTACAGCGTCGAGTTCAAGTCGTCCCGACGCAAGTCTTACGAACCGGCCAAGGTTCGAGAGATCGTGGGTGACGCCATCTTTGCGCAGATGGACAAGGTCACAAACGCGGAGGTCGAAAAGCTCCTCAAGGGTGCGGCCCTTTCGCCGTCTCAGAAGTCCCTGCTTCGTTCGTCGGTGAAGGAAACCATATCCGAACCGAAGCCCAAGATCGTTAAGAAGATGAAGTAGGTGAATGATGCGAGTACTCAAGCTGGGAGTCGAGCGCTGTCGTTGTGAGCTCGAATACGAACCGAACGGTAACCCTCGATACCCCGATGGCACCTTCCTTCAGTGCGGAAAGTGTGGCGACCTTTTCCTGGTGCGTATGCACCAGTACCTCACATACGGAGAGATGACCTCCTCAGAGCGCCGAGAAGCCAAGAAGCTCGCAAAGGTGGTGGACCATGTTCGAGTGTGACGAGTGCATGGGCGAGTACGGACACCTGCCGCGGTGTTCAAAGTATCCCGAGAAGAAGAAAGCGGACCACGTCAAACGACGTGGTCCGCTTTCGAGCGATCAGACACCTAGTGTGAAGAGTCGTCCAGACTCCGAATACTGACGCTGGCTCGAATGACGTGCATCTTGTCCAGGATTGGCTCAGCCTTTTCCCGGTCGAGCTGAGCTGTGGCCTCTTGTACCAAATCGACTAGCTGTTCGTTCTTCGTGACCTCAAGTTTGAGGGCACTGTTAAGCTTACTGTTCCACTGATCGCCGGTCTGCCACAGCTCGCGCCATGCGCCACCAACCGTTGCGTCAGCCGAGGCCTCCTCGCGAAGCGAGGAGGCCTCGTCCTTTCGTTTTACCTGCCTGCGGGTGGCAAAGAACTTGACTGTCTCGATGATGCTCGCAGCAAGTCCGCCGCCAAGCAGCAAGGTGATAACGTCATTCACCCTTCAACTCCTCGGCCTTCGGGGTCTCCTGTCGAATTGTCTTCAGGACACGTCCGATCTCGATGAACCTGATAACGAAGTAGAGACCTGCCGCTACAAGCGTCAGAGTCGCCCACGTCGTAGGCGGCCCCATGTTCATCTGGATCACACCCCAGGTATAGGAAGCCACCACTGGCACCAACAGACTGCATCCGGTTCGCTCCAGATACAGCGCCGTCGACACCTTTTGAAGACTCGGCTCATCCTCCTTGTGGAAGTACATTCCCACCAGGACGAGAAGGCAACCTACGAGTTGCATACCACCGAAGATGTTCTGATAGATCGCCCCATCCCTGGTCGCGTCCACGAACGACGCGGGCCAAGAGTTCAGGCCGAACGACAGAACTCCGGAAACCACTCCAAAGAAGCAGATCATCCGGTAGAGCGGATACGAGCCCGAGTACACCTTGCGGGTGTGCTGGAACCCGAGTTTGATCTTCTCAATCACGTTCGCCATTGGTCCTCCAAGATTGCGCGCGCCGCGCAGAGGACTGACAGCAGAATGTACGCCCCAATGGGGACGTACACCTCCGGCGAGTCGCCCTGAATAGCGTCGATGATGAAGGTCACAGAGAAGATTCCCCACATGAGCGTCATGGTCTTCATACACCACGACACGTAGCGGCCCCACTTGAGTCGTCGACTCGACACGATGACCGTAGCGAGTCCTGCGAGAATCATAACGACTCCCACGGACTGTGGAGCAAGAGGGATTCCGAAGGCGCTGCGTTCCGGCTTCCACAGACGCTCACCGAAGACCAGAGTGAGAACGCCGTAGTAGATCGGAAACGCCGACAGAGCATAAGCCGTCAGCGCGAGATAGCCCTTGATGCTTTCGGGCTTATTCTCGGCCTCGGGCTGTTTCTGAAATGGCCCTCCCTGGCCTCCCTTGAAGCTCACTGAGTGCCTCCGATGTCGCTAACGTCCACCTCCATCTTTGCGGCGATCCGCCGAAGGATCTCCTGGTTCTCAGCGGCGATTGCCGCAGCACTTGCCGAATGGCCGAGAACTGTATCGCCCTTGCGCTTTTTGAAGTCGAGGTAACCACGACCCGCGCGCGGCAGGCGGAAGGTGAGCTCGAAGACGATGGTCGCCAGAGCCTCCACAACCGTCTGGGCGGTCACGTTTCGACCCTTGAAGATGCTGAACCTGTTGCCCTGATCGTCGGGCTGCGGAGCGAGCTGGGTCCAGCCGTTGTCACCGGGACCGCGCAACTGCACGCGAACCTCGCTGCCATCACTCATTTTCGTTCCTCCTGTGCTCGGTTGTTCCACTGGCAAGGGTTCGCCAGCGAAGCGCGCGCCCGAGAGTAGCGGCGCGAAGTCCTTCTTCTTCTTGGGGTTGTACTCGTACGGCATGTACGACACATGCAGGTGGGGATCGACTCCAGCGTTCGTGTTCCTGTTTGGATTGATGTATCCGATCTTGTCGCCAGCCTTCACCTTGGCGTTCTCCTTGACCCAAGGCTCACGAATGATGTGACCATACTCGAAAACGCCCGACCCTTCCGCGTCGCTCGAGTCGATCACGATCCAGCCTGCAGGATCGGGGCCACCGTAACCGGACGCAGCGCCGAAGTGTAGCACTGTACCGCCCTGGATTGCGTAGACCGGCCAGTTGGCGGGCGATCCTGTGCTACTCCCGAAGTCGATTCCGGTGTGCACCGCGTTGTCGAAGGCGCGCCAGCCGAACGGACTGGTGATGACGTACCCCTTCTTGAGGGGATGATACCGTGTGGGCATCTTTGATTCCTTAATCTCAGGAAGGGGCGGCAGCGGAGGGAAGTCCGCTGCCGCACACACATCTAGCCAGATACGATCAGCCTCATCGGACACGCGAGATTCGCCAGTTGATCTGTCGAGCGAGCAACTCCACACCCGAGATCGCCTTGTTCGCACTGTCGCGGAACAGCTTCAGGTCAAAGTAGTCGGTCGTGTGAGTGTGCCTCGAGTAGGCGATCAGGTCCGAAGGCCAACTGGTCCAGCCGGGGCAGAGCCAGTTCGTCGGAGTGAGCATGTTCCGCGCGATGTCGTCGATACCTCGAGCCTGTAGCTGTCCGATGAGCTCCAGCGGGTTCTTGAGGTCGAACGCCATCACGGGACCGGCGAAGACGTGCAGCGGCGACACCTGCGGGCACGAGGTCATCACGTCAGCGGGGTTGGCGATCTCCACAAGCGGAATCGCAGTGCCGAGGTTGTGAACCGTGGTGCGCGTGCCCTGGGTGGAGTAGATGCCCGAGCGCGGCTCGTTGAACCGAGTGATCGGATTCCAGTCGAAACCGTTTCCGAGGCCGTAGGTCGTCGCCGACGAGCGCGAAGGGCTCGCGATGTTGCCGTACATGAGGCACCGGTGATCGCCACCGAACAGCTTGAGGTGACGAGTCGTTCCCACCGCGCCGCCGCTGTAGCCCACGACGATGTAGTAGTCCTCAGGTCCGAGCTTCGCGATGCGAGCGCGTAGCCACTTGACGATGTCGTTGGCCCCGTTGTCGCCGGAAGGAGCGAACGGGTCTCGATCAGCGTTGATCGCGCTGATCGAGGCCCGGTATTGGATATGCTCCACGATGACATCGGGGTGGACCTTCTTGACCAGTCGAACCACTCGGGTGAGCATCGGTACGAAGTTGCCGACAGGCTCGTACGACTCAGTAATGCCTCGAGCATCAAAGATGAAGAAGCGCTTGCTCATTGAGACTTCCTTACTGCGACGCCACCGCCACCTTTTGGCGGAGGAGGTACTGGCTTTGTTCTAGCAGGCAAGGGCTCCGGAGGGGCTCGAAAGCCAAAGCCTGGGCGGTAACCGCCCGTTCGAGGCGCAATCCAGCCGCTCATTCGGGGTACCCCACTAGCTGACGAAGGTTGTCTTTCCAGTCGAGACTGTTCATATCCTCGCCCTGGACGGTGCCCTTCGCATCGTTGCGGAAGGACGAGATGTTGTACGTCTTACCCTCAGCGTAGCCAGGGTCCCACTTGCCTTCTATGGAGGTGCCCTGATGGAACTTGACCCACTGGTATTGTCCAGCCTTGCCAAGTACATTGAGGGTTGCGGTGGCAAGACGCTTTGCGGACTCGTACTGAACCTGAGCCATCGGCTCCACTCCGGGATACTGGATTTCGCAGCCGATGATCTCTCGGTTGAAGAGGCCAGTTCGCGGAAAAGGCGCTGTATCCCATCCACCACTGGCTCCAGCGTGGTTCGCAGGGTGTGCAGCAATGACGCCCAAGTCGCCGTCGTACATGATGCAGAAGTTGCACAAGGGCCCTGCAAGGTCCCATCTCCCAGAGATGAGAATCTGATCAATATTGACGTTGCGGGAGCCTGCGGTGTGATGGAGGAGGAGTCCGCCGTAATTGGAGGTCTGTCCATTTCCTCGCGACTCCCATCCTCGAGTGAAGACCGAGCGGCCTCCGAGGCGGTTGAACTCAGCGGCGATGTCTCCGATGATCTTGACACTCATTTGCGACTCGCCTTCTCGATGAGGTGCTCCTGGAGCTCCTCTGGTGTCATATTGCGCTCACCGAAGCCCTGCTGATACTGACTCTCGGGAGGCTTGACGTAATCGTCAGGCAGAGAGTAGTCGCAGCAGGGCTCCTGGTTTAGCTCGCCGTACACGCGAGTCGATCCGTCCTCGTTCTGCGAGTACTTGATCTGCACGAAGTCGGCGAACTCGTCGGGGCTGTCGGTCGGACTCGCCACAGACGAGATGTGGGCGATCACATGATCCGTAGTAGCCTGAAGCACACTCGGATCATAGTTATTGCGGTGATAGGCGATAGGCATGACTACTCGCCAGCCCGGTGCTCACCGACGTAGAACTCGCGACCCTCGTCGCCCGAGTTGTTCACGTTCTGGGTGGCCAGCGCAGCCGGTGCGCCACCCAGGATCAGGGTGAGGATCGGCATCACGTGAGTCAGCGCGTCGGGATTCCAGCCTGCCACGTAGGCGATCAGGACGGTGTTCGCGAGGTTCAGCACGGTGTAGATGGCCTTGCGGGCGTAGTCCTGCGTGCGCGCGAACTGGAGAACCAGCTGCAGCGCGCCAGTCACGACGCCTGCCCAGAGGGTCGCGTCGCTGTCCTGCACCACGCCGTAGGAAACCAGCGCCGCCGAGGTGAGCGGGACGATCCAGTAGAGCAGGGTGATCAGGTCGTTCTTCGACCGGATCTGGAAGACGTTCGGGGGCACTACGGTCTGCGTGCCGGGGACTTGATTCGTGGTCATGTCTACCTCCTGTGTCAGGGTTGTATCTTACACTTGAAGCTTATAATGGTCAAGCATTGCCTGTGAAAGCAAATGCTGGTACCACTTAAACACCCTCGAAGAGGTAGACGGGCGTCACATCAATACTGAATGCCTGCGAGCCGTCGTTCACCACCTGCGAGACTGTGAGTGGCACCTTGCGGAGAAGTGTGGTGCCGTTGAAGACTCCGTACTTGTCGATCACCGTCCCGTTCGGCACCGTGCTGGCCGGAACCGAGATCGTAACATTGCTGCCGGGGCGACGACCCTTGCGGATGCCGCCATCGGTCACAGCGGTAGCTGTGCCCCAGGTCGTATCCGTGTAGGCTGTTCCGACTCGGGTATTGCCGTAGAACAGGCCGATCCTGTTGCCGAGGTTGGTGACAGCGGTAGCCGCCGCAATGAGATGAGCGTCCTCGTATTCTGCGGGCATTATGAAATCCTCTCTGCGATGTAGACCTCTACGTCATAGTAGAGGGCCGTCTGTTCGATTCTGTATGAAGCCATGTAAGCAGTAGCGTCGTCCTTGATGTAGATAACCTTAACAACGCGCCTGATTTTGAGTCCGCCTGAGTTCGGAATATTCCTCCAAGAAGTAGTAACCCCGTTTACCCAGGCTTTGTTGATTATGAAGTTGTCCGACCAGACGCCGTCGTGCGGGGGGGGCGACTGGTAATCATCTGGATTGAAGCCTCCGTCACCTTCGGCGGCTGCCATCTCAAGGCGATCTTCCTCGCTCATCGCCAGCACCTTACCCAAGCCATGCCGTTTGCCCCCGCGTTGCCGTTGCCAGAGAAGACTGCGCCACCGTATCCGCCAGCGCCAGGCGTTGGCGCTGTCGTACTCGAGTGGTCTCCCGCTCCAGTGTATCGCTTACCGTTCAAGTCGAGCGCGTTCTGGGTACTTCCCGCAGTGTTGACGTTGCCTCCGAGCACACCGCCGCCGGGACGAGAGCCATTGCTTACCCCTCGGTCGCCGCCACTCTGTCCACCATTTGCCGTAAGTGTTCCATACCCCTCGACTGTGATGACAGTATTTCCGCCCGTGCTTCCCGAGCCTGGAATTGCGCCACCGGAGCCACGCGCACCGCCAGCGCCTACCGTAACGGTAATAGCAATTGCTGTCCAGGGTATGTGCACACCGCGTTCGAGCGTGACGTACGCAAAGTTTCCGCCGCCTCCGCCCTTGCCGTCGATAGCCCATCCTGCACCCTGCCCGCCACCGCCAGCGCCGATAGCTATGAGGTCTATGAATCGACACTGAACTGGAATCTTAAGGTTGACAGCACTGGTCTGGGTGTAGCTTCCTGTCGCATCCCAGGGCGAAAAGACAACCACTCCGGTATCAGTGGCCCTGCCCCCGCTACGAACTTCTCCGAGCGCAGCCTTGTTAAAGATGCCCAGGTCAGTGCCACGCCCATACTCGTTAACGGTAATGACACCCTTAACGACATGAAGATCTGTGCCACGCCCTCCCTCTACTGGCCGGATTCCAGTGGTTGCGTAATCGCGTCCACGCCCGAGGTCTGGCACGACAAGCTTACCCTTAACGGTAACTCGATCCGTGCCACGCCCGAGGTCGATGACTGTAATCTTAGACTTAACTATCGCGAGGTCTGTTCCACGAGCATACTCAGGGACAACAAGGTTCGCCTCTACAACCGCAAGGTCGGTGCCACGACCTGCGTCCACACCTGCGAGCTGAGGAACATCAGCCCACCCTCGAATGGGCTGAGGCACCCAGGGAGGGGGTCCATCAGTACTCCAGCCTACTGGCATCAGTCTACCTTAATCTAGTTGAGGAAACACAGGATTGGGAAACAGCGTAATAAGCTCATCCCAGGTTCCTTGGGCCCATGAAGCTATGCCGTCGAGGTCCCCTCTCGCGTTAGTCCAGAATCCGTAGATCACCGAAAGATCGTCTCGGGTTGAGTAGATACCCATCGGCTCTCCAGTCGCAGGAAGCACGGACTGGGTTGCGACACTTCCGACGAGATGAAGCTCGGGTTCCGCGGCGGGGGTTGCAGTTCCCGTGACAACCTCAAACCCCAACTGCTCCAAGACGTCGTCGTCGTTCGGAGGATTAGAGCCGTTGGTAAATATCAACTGACTGTCAGTTCCAGGCCCCCAGAAGTCGGAAAGACTTCTGCCGCGACCATACGAAATCCAGAACGACTGTCCGAGATGATCTCGAGCTTCATTAACCAGTTCGTAATACTGCCACGCAAGATCACCACTATCTTCGATCCAGCCATCCGCTATCCAGAACTTCCGAATCAAGTAAGACGGATTCGACGGGTAGTTAGACGAAACCTCAATAAGCGGACGAAGCATTACTTTCTCCTTTGTTACCAGATGAGATACAGGACGACGCCGCCGTCCTGTCCTGGGCCACCACAGCCGTGCTCAAACTCAGTGGCTCCGAACTTAATTGTAGGCGTCGAGATGTCGGTAGCGTCAATTGTATCCTCGTTGCCAAAGTAGGTAGCTCCACCGGGACCGCCGGGACTGCCGTCCCCACCTGGCCCACCAGAGGACGGGCTTGAGAACGTACCAGCGTCGCTGCCGTCGGTTCCGCGCGTACCGGGCGCACCTGTCGACCCCCTAACGCCTACTCGACATGGCACAACAGCCTGCGTGAATGCAACTTGCTTCACCCTACCTCGCCCACCTAGACCGCCTGCGCCACCGGAGCCACCCGAACCACCGGAACCGGCAGAGCCCGGGCTACAAGATGTGTAATCTTCAGGGTTGCCGGTGTTAGGACTGAATGAGGCCATGCCGCCAAACCCACCGCTTGAGCCAGCTGACCCGTTCTGCCCTGGAGAGCCATTCTGTCCACCTGGGCCACCCTTGCCGCCTGGGCCACCCGAGGCGCCGCTAGAGCCGGAAGTACAACCTCGCGGCTGAACGTTATCACCCTGTCGGCCGTCGCCGCCGTCACCACCATTACCACCTGGACCTCCTGGGCCACCGCCAGCTTGAATGATCCAAGCGCGCATAGTCTTGAGGTCCGCAGGACGCTGCCAATCGTGCTGGCTGGTGTTGATGTCGAGATCCCAAGTGGCGTTGTTGATAAACGCCTCTCGATACTTAACATCGGTAATCGGAACAGACGACTGTCCGAACATTCCCCAGAATCCACCAGTGGTGGAGGCGATCCAGGCCCACCCCGAAAGCGAGTTGGCTGTGAAAGTTTTGCCGTTCGTGACAAAGGTTTCACCCAAGAACGAGCCTGTTGCGATCAATTGCTTAGTCTCGTTGAAGTCACACATGGCAGTGACTCGGACCTGATCGCTGAACGCGCCGTATTTGTTGCACTTGAGATATATATTGGACCACCTATCTGCTCCGACAGATGTGGTGAAAGTCTGAGTTCCGTTAGTACCCTTCTGTGCTTGACACTTAACAGTAATAGTTGACCCGGCACGACTGATCTGAACCGTGCTATTGCCGGATGCGCCGCCCAGGTTGGCCGATCCGCCATCACCAAGGAAGACCGAGATCAAGAACTCCTGTGAGCTGTTATTCTCGACGGTGATGGACCCACCCTCCTGGAGCAAGCGCATAGGCGGCTTACCGGATGGAGTACTTCCTGACCTGGCGCACAGCCACTTACTTGCCTGGTTGACAGGCTTCTCCCATAGCGCCGGGTCTGCGCCACCTCGAGTGTTAATCGAGGGCCTCAGTAGGTTTGACATTAGTTGTACTTCCCTGCCACTGTCACCGACATGTTAGCCATCTGCGAACTGGCCTCAGTGACATAGAAGGTAATCACGTCGTTAACGTTGATTCCGGTAAGATTCAGCGCTCCCGAGTTGTAAGTGTTGCTGCCGCCGTTCCAGGTAATCGTGTGGATCGTCGTGCCGTTCTTGCGAATCTGCATGACAACCTTCGATCCGGCCCCGGTGCTGAGGTGGTCAGATGTGCGCGCGTTGATCGAAGTAATGGTTGCGCCGTACGGGGACTGGAATCCAAGCGGAATGTCATTGAAGCCCACGATCACCGGACTCGAACAGAGCAGAACCTCCTGCGACCACCGAACAATCGGAGTCGATCCGGACGAGGTACCCGAACCGAAGATAAGGTCAATGAACGACTTGAGTGCACTCTGAATCGGAGCTGCCTGCGGACCCGCGTTGTTGAGTCCCTGCTTGACGGTATCAACTGCAGTCGAGACCGCATTGTCTGCCGCGACATGCGCCATGTCAGCAGTCGTCTGCGCAGTTCCTGCAGCATCCACCGCCGTCTGGGTGGTGTCTTTGAGTCCAGTGAGCTCCGAAATGACATCTGCAATCGAGCCGCCAACAACCGGAATCTTTCGGATGCCACTGAGGATGCCGTTGAGCAGATTCTGGGAAAACGTCTGAACGTTACTGATCGCACCGTTGATCGCTTGCGACAGAGTCGGAAACAGGTCCCCGCCAGGGATGGCGACCCCCGACAGAATGTTCTTGAGCTGTCCAATCCACTGCTGTAGCTGCATCGGCCCCGCGCCGAGGACTCCGGTTATCTTCTCGAAGACACTCGTGAAGTTGCCCCACAGTCCAGACAGATCGGGGATAAGGTTCTCGATGAGACCCTGTCGGACCTCGTTGATCTTGCTCATCGACATGTCATCGAACCAGACTGTGCCGACAGTGGTCGTCGAGGTAACAACAAGCCTGACTCGGACTGACGTGATGCCTTCGGGCACCACATACTGGCCAGACATCTTGGTCCAGTCACCATTCGCTGCCGGATTGGTGATCGACTGGACCACAGTCTCTGACACAGGCGAGATGTCGTCGGACGCGAGAATGACAATCTGAAAAGCGTTACCGACGGCAGTGACACTCTGCCACTTCACCCACCCGGCTACATCGAGTTTCTGTAGCTTGTCCACCTTGATGGGGACCGAAGTCAGAACACGCCTGGTTCCGTTTCCGATGGTTCGAGCGGAACCAGGCGCGCTGTGGCCGACCGTCTCGTCCCACTCCCAAGCTCCAGTGGTGTCGATGGTGATCGCACTGTCAAAAGTGTAGTTCGCCAGGATGTCAGGCTCGGCCTTGCCGATGTGCGAGGCAGGCAGCAGCGGGATTCGACTCGGGTCGATCAGACCGAATGCCGACTCCAGCATACTCTTGATCTTGTTCTTGGCGTCATTGATCGTGCCGAGCGGGTTGTCCGCAAGCGCCCCAATGAGGCTGAGCAGATCTTCGTTATTGCCACCGAGGCCACCAAAGAAGTTGGTGATGCGGTCTATAAAGCTTCCCGACTCTCCATCGTCCTCGCTCGCCCACTCGTTACCCAGGATGCTGGACATGAGCGAGTCAACGTGATTCTCGGTGTCGGCAAGGCGCGCCTCGGTCGCCGTAGTTCCTACGACATCCTCAACATGCCTGTCGTGCATTGTCCCGCCGACGCGGACGTACTGGCCGGTGTTCGCAGGAGAAGTGGAGGTATATGGTACACGAACCTCGTTGCTCTCGCCGACAAACTTAACCATGACCGACTTGTCGAGCGTGTCAATCGAAGTTACCTCGGCCAGACGAGACGCGGGCCGAAGGCGATTAACCTCGTTGGCCGCAATCTGGGTGATAACCTTATGAGCCTGAACTGTGTTCGCCCATTCGCCAAAGCCTGTAGCCATTAGCTATCAGCCGCCTCTACCTTTTCGATTCGTTTCCCATTGCCAGACATAGGCGTCAGATCTAAGGGAAATGACAGATTCGTAAGTAGGTACCGATCCGGTCCCCAGTAACGGCTATCCGACCTCTTCATCTCCAAGATGTCGCCAGCCTCAATCCAGGGAAGCATAGTTGCCTCGAAGTCAAGCTCAAACTCCTCGAGTGCCGACACGGCCAGGAGGGTGTTGGCATACTTCTGTGCCTGCTGAATTGTAGTAATCATGCTGAGGGTTGTAACAGCTACGCGATCACCGATCTCGGCAACGCTTGTAGGTGAAGTCGGCGTAGTATTAATCGCCTCTGCATACACAGGTGGAGTCGATGAATCAGAAGATTCACCAACAACAACGATATGATTAAAAAGCTGGCTGTCAGAGGTCTTCCCTCCACGCGAGATGAGATTACCTCCCAAACCAGCGCTAAGCTCAAGAGTAGGCGGAGTGAGGAGTGGATCGCGAAACTCGCGCATGAACAGGTAACCTTCGTTATCGAAGAATACCTCATAATTGTTGCTGTGTGAAACATCTCGAATCACATCCCAACGGGAGGTTCCACGCTCCCAGGTCATGTCCTTGTCAAGGATCTTGTCTGTGATGGGTAGCTTAAACTTTGAGATACCTGCATTCGTTGCCACAGTCTTGATAACACTCTCGATAGGCGTCTTCGCCTTGAATGTCGTCGAGACTACGAACTTCGACTGCTGGCACATCTTTGTCAAGTCCCGGCCGTTGACCGAGATAGTCGAGTACGACTGCCCCAGTGAGATAGAGTCGGCCATGAACTCGCCGAGCTGAATCTCCCATTCCTCGAGCGCCTCGTAAGCAGACGTCCAAGTAACTGCCCTGCTGACAAACCTTCCGAACTCTTCGTACCCATCCGGCAGTGCATCCTCGGTGAAGTCTGATGCCACACAGTGTACCCATCGTCGACCGTCTGTGTCCTCGCGGGATACCGCGCTCACAGACTGACCGTTGTCGTCCTCCATGATCGCGGCGATCTTTGCACCAGACGCTGGTGCTAGAATCTTACGATACGGAGTGTCCGAATCCGTACTCCAATCGTCCCACCCTATCGACACACCCGAACCGGTAGCCGATGGAGCGTAGACGCGATCACCGCCCGATACGACGGTGCCCGTGCCCGCGTTCCCGATGAGCGCGGGCAACGACCCGAACGCTTGATCCATCGAGAACGTCACGATTCCCTTGCCCCTGTTGTAACACTGGCTCAGGAACTGAGTCTTCTGCAACTGGGTGCTCGAAACCGCCACTAGCACGTCATAGTTCTCGACCTGCTCATATTCCGTAGCCGTAGGGAGGTAGTGAACCTCGCTAATCCCATTCGCGGACAGATGCTTCTTGAGCTCGAACGCTTGCCCGTCCGCAAGGTTCTGCTCCACAATGGCGACCTTGACGCCTCGATCATCCTGGTCGAGACGAATGCCGTAGAACAGCTTGAACCGCTTGTCGTACCAGAGCTTGCCCGCCTCTGGATTGAGATCTTGATTGACATTGTCGAGCTCGCAATCCATCGTGCGACGCTCGTCTCGGTCGTAATCAAGATTGATGTTACCGCCGACCAGGAGGTCGGGCCACAGGTCCTGACGCCAGGGCGTCGTGCCGTCCTGCTCGTAGATCTCGATGCGGCGAGTGATATTTACGACGGGTGCGAGGAATGCCGCCTGAATATCAGGCCGGGGCGGGAGCGGCATTACTTCACCTCCATGTAAGGCACCTCGATGTCCACGAACTCGTTGATGCCGACGCCAGGCATACGAGCCACAGCAATCTCGCCGATTGCAACCTTGGTGTAGTTGCCGAACGGGTCGCGCAGGTAGCAGTACCCCATCTCGAACTGGATACGCAGAATACGCTCGCGCTGCTGCTTGACGTTGAGCGGCGAGGCTCCGCGCACCTGGGCGGTGAGTGAACCCTCGATGCCGATAGGCGAACCATACACCACTCGAGCTCCACCGCCGCCCATGATGACGTGCGAGCTCGTTTCGATCTTCGAGCTGTACTTGTCGTCAGTGACATGGTAGAGCTTGGTGTTCAGTTCTTCGTTGTCGGGCAGAATGAGCCAGTAGTGACTCGACACGACCTGCACAACATCGCCATACTCGTCAGGGAGAGACTCGACGAGCGCTCCGTATAGCATGACAACCTGAGTAATCGCGTACTTGTAGCGGTATGGACCGGAGGTAGACCAGTCACGGAACTGCCACACCTCAGGATCGGCAACCGTTCCGATCTGCTCCCACTCGGAACCCTCGACATCGACGTTCTTCCGGTAGAGGCGGAACTCGATGAACTGAGGGTCTACCGAGGTGTCGGGCCACAGAATCGAGACGTAGCCGTTCTCCTCGTAGTCCGTCGCGTACGCCGAGCAGTAGATCGTCGGAGGCCGCACGTAGTTCGTGCTGAAGTTACGCAGAAGCGTCGTACCCAAGTCCTGCGTATCCACGATAGTCAGTGCGAGCTGGTACAGAGACACGTTCTTGAGGATCGCTGTCGGCGCGTGCCAAGTGGTAGCGGCACTCTGAGTGATGTCACTCTTCCACTCAATCGTGCCCTTGTCACGTCGAATGAACGCGATGTGGTAGGACTTCTGACTCTGTCCCGGCGCGTACTCGACAGACCAAGACAGGTCGGGCTGACCTGTGATAATCTCCTCGTCCGGTGCCGGGTACGGCAGGGTGATCTTCGGTGCGGTCGAGTGACGAAAGGTGCCGGTCCAGACGAGCGATGGCACGCCATCCTTGTCCCAGATCTGAATCGACAGACCGAGGATTTGCTCCTTCCACTCGTCGCCGATGCTCACCTTGGCGGTGGTGAACGGGCTGACGACCTTGCCGCTGTCGTGCAAGATGTTCGCGGCAGGGTCTCGCACGATCACCTGGTAGGCACTCTGCGTGTCACCCTTCCAGGGGTCGCCGAAGGTCCACCGCACAGGGTAAGCGTCATCATCGAAGCCTCGATCACCGCTCGGCCACGGCTGCTGAACCACGGGCGGGTGCGAGACGACAAACTTATGTCCCGCAGACCAGTCGCCCGTCTGGTTCCAAACGTCCACCGCGCGAGCTCGGACATACCACTCGCCCTGAACGAGATACTGATCCGGGTCTCCGGTAGAGACCTTCTCGCTGTTGAGTCCCGGCTTGACGTCGGGGCTCGGATCAGCGGTGTAACCGACAGGGCCAGCGTTGTAGCGACCTACAGCATTGTTGCGCCACTCAATCACCGGACCTGTGGCGAAGTCGGGATTCTGACAGAACTGCCAGTCGATGCCGACGTACCGGTCGCCCGATGGAGTCGTCTGGAGAACCGCCTCGCGGTATCCGTAAGGCGTGTTCTTGGTGACATCAGGGCCAGGGTTGTTCGGAACAGGAACAGGAAGAGGTCCGTGAACGATCGTGAATGAAGTGGTATCGCCCCACTCCGACTCGGTTCCTCGGTAGTCCTTCGCCTTGACTCGAATGTACCACTTGCCGGGACCGAGGCGAGTGTAGCTCGGACGGTTCACGACAGAGTCGTAGTTGCTCGTGTCACCACTCTTCTGTACCAGACCACCGATGAAGGTGTCCACCGTTTCGTCATCGAAGAACTCGGTACGACAGACCTGGAACACGCACGCTACCGGCTGCTCTTCCTGGGTGACGTTAACGTTACCCTTGAAGTCGACAGACGAAGTGTTGATGATCGCGCCGTCAGCAGGGTAGTTGATCGACGGAGTAACAACGTCGTCGTCAATGACGAGAACGATGTATGACTCATTGCAGATACACCAAAGCTTCTTGGTGTTCGGGCCGAACTCTCCCGTGGGGGAGCCGACATCGGTGGTCATCTTGTCGATGTCGACTGCCCGCCAGGGAGCGAGTCCGGTGTTGTAGATCGGCGCGCCCTCGATGGCGCGAGGGGTCGTGCTGTATCCGTCCTGACGGTAGATACGCGACTTGCCGACGCGCTGATTGTTAATGCGCAGGTACCCCATGACCCAGCCGTTGTGCAGCAGGATCAGCGATCCGCCGTTCTGCTGCACAAGGCCGGGCTTGACCGCGAGGATGACTCGCCCGTCGGGCACCAGCAGCGGGTCGAAGGTCGGGTACAGCAGGATACTGCCCGAATCTTCGTAGTACTGCTTACGAGTGTTATTGTCGCCGTCGCCGAGGACGTTGCCCGAGCCGTTAGTCTCGACGGTTCCGTAATCGACCGCCTGGTTGGGTCGATGAATCAGCCTAGCCATTACTTGCTCGCCAACAGTCGGAGCTGGTCGACGAACTCATTCGCGTCGCTTCCATCGCTAACGTTCGGCATCTCGAGGTCTCCGTAGATAAAGAGGTTGACAGGGGCGTTACCGCTCGGGCTAACCATCGCCTCAGTCGGGTAGCGTCGGCCCTGGCCTTGCGCGACCTCGCCGCCCTCCTGCTGCTCCAGTACTGCGTTCTCGGCGGCTGCCAAATCGGCGTAAGCGAACACCGAATCAGGCATGAACTGGGTTAGGAACCTAACAATAGCACGGATTAGCGCGGGCACAATATCCATGATCGCAGCCAGGATCAGAGGCGCGAGCGTGGCGACTGTCTTAATACCCAACAGGACTGCGATAGCGTAACCCGCAGGGTTGTTTTGGGCAATCGCCGCGAACGCCGCACTCCAGGCTTCGCCATCTTCGTACACGAGCTTCTCCACCGCACTGCCGATAATGGCCGTGTGGCGTAGGACGGGAGGCCCAACGTCCTTGACAACGTTGTAACTACCCTTGGCAAAGTTCGTGAGGTTGTTCGCCGCGATACGCTGCTTGCGCTGCTTCTCCGTCTCGCCGGGAACCGGGTTATCCGCTTGCCAGTTGCGCTCTGCGTACGGCAGGGCCTCGAGGAGGTCGGCCATAACGTTAAGCATCGGAGCCCATGCGCCGAAGGTGGGAGCCTTCATGCTGAACCCGCCGCTATTGGCACCAGAGCCGCCGCCCGCACCGTTAACTCCACCGAAGTTGATGGTACCGAAGCTGCTTCCGCCGCTGCCGCCACCCTGCTGAACCTGGATGGACTGCTGCATCGACTGCGAGAACTGGGTAAGCGCCTTCGACAGCTCCTTGACCGTAGTGTCCCACTTGCCGATACTCTTAGTGAGAATCTGAGTGGAACCGGTCGAGGCGACGGTAGCCTTCGTCATAGCCTCGGAAGCCTTGGTGGACTTCTCGGTTGCGTCGAAGACGAGCGGCTTCCAAGCCTCCTGCCAAACCTCCATGCCCTTGATGACAGCTTCGGTCTGCTTCTTGTCGGTGTTGCCAGTCTCCTCGTTGGCCTGCTCGACAGCCTCCTGCATCGTCTGCTGGTTCAGTCGTGGCGAGTTGGCGGCGATAGTGTACATCGCGTTCCACTGCTGCTGCGTCAGAACCGGCTCGACTCCACCGGTGAAGTTGCCGATGATGCCGGGCTGCAGGAAGCCACCACTGTCGTAACCGAAGCCCTTGCCCCAGTGCGTACCGAGGTCGTTGCCGTAGCGGTCCTTGTAGTACCGCAGGGCAGCGTTCATGTTCGCCCAGGGGTCGGTGCGGTCGTTCGGAAGCGTCTGGTCTCGGTAGGCCGCGAAGGTGCCGGGCACGATCTGAAGCAGACCCTGCGCCTCGTTGCCTCCCGAGTTGACGTCCTGAACCGTCTGCAGAACGCCAGGTCGGCCACCCGACTCGGTCATAATCTGCTTGAGCATGAGGTCCTGGTCGCGCTTGTCGCCCAAGAATCCATTACGCTTGAGGGCTGCGGTCGCCATCGGACGCCAGCGCTCGACACTCTCGACGCCACCAACGGCAGCGGGGCCGCTGACGTCAAGCTTTGCAGACTCTGCCTCGATCTTCTTGAGGGTAGTCTCGTTCCACTTGGCGGCAACCAACTTCGGAATCTGACCGTTGAAGCCCTTGGCATTGGCGCTGTAGTCGCTGGCCTGCTGCATCATCTTGTCGAGGCCAGGCTTGACCATGCCACCAAGAATTTCCTTCATCGAGGCGCCACTGCCGCCGCCACCCGAGACGAACGCCGAGTCGAGGATAGCAAGGTGGTACTGAGTCGGGAACTGACGATCGTCAGCGCCTGTTGCGCGCCCGCCGAACGTAGCGCCCTGGCCGGTTCCGCCGCCGGACTCAACGTTCACCGCCGGGAGGCCGGGAACACCGCCCAGGGTGCCCGCCGCGTGGGGGACCGAGATGCCAACCGAGTGGCCTGCGCCGAGGCCCTTGAGCCAGGTCTGATTACCGATACGGACAACAGAACCCTGCGATCCGCCGCCGCCTGGGAACGAGCCGGTCGCCCACTTGCGAGCACCACCTGGACCGCCCATGATGACGTCTGCGATCTCCGACTGGTAACCGGAGCAGTCCGTACCGTTGGCGCTCGAGCCGCCCGAGCTGCCACCGAGGACGTAGGGGCCGGGGGCGATCTTACGAGCGTACAGGTAGCCGCGCTGGAGCGCCTCGTGCGAAGGCGAGCCGGGATCGGCAGGACCACCCGTCGCACGACGGATAACCTGACCACGCCCGCCGATGCCGAACATGCCTTGTGGCGAGGTGCTGCTGAAGTTGAACTTGTTCAGATTACCGACGCCACCGGCGCGGCGCACAGCGTCCGCGCTAAGCACGTACTCATTCTTGGACAGAAGCGCGGGGATCGAATCGCTGGTCTCTGTGCCAGGTCCGCGCACCGGACCACCGTCGCGGAACTTGAGCGAGATCGGGCTCATCTTGTTGCCGCCGATGAGATCAGCGACACCGTTCCAGGTTGCGAGAAGACCCTCGTTGTAGACCGTGTTCACGGTGAAGCGGACCGGAGCGGCGGTGCCCTCCTTGAGGCCACCCCAAGCCGTACCGATGTTCTCGACAGACTTGGTGAAGCCCTCTTCGGTCTGCTTGAGCATCTCGCCAAGGCTGTCGAAGACGGGCTTGATACCAGTCTCGACCGTGTTGTTGAGCCCCTCGGCGAGGCGCTCCCACTCGGTCAGGGTCTTGTCTACACCCTCAACACTCTTGGTGCTCCAGCTATCCCACAGCGCCTGCCATGCGGCAGCGAACTGAGTGGTGAACGCCTTGACCTGCTCCAGTAGCGACTGCAGCTGGGCTGCGATGTCTGCAACCATCTTGGTGACGATAGCCACGAGGGTAGTCTGCATCGTCGTGAACTGGCTAACGCCGGTTCCCGCGAGTGCGGTGAACGAGGTAGAGGCCGAAGTCTCGATAGCCTTGAACGCCGCAGCGATAGCCTCGGCCATCGCAACCATACTGCCGGTCACCTGCGCATTGAATGCAGCCAACTTGGCAGTCGAGTCTGCGATGAATGCGTCGAGCTCCGCAGTCGTGGAGTCAAGGTTGAGCTGCGACGGGTCGGCGGCGGCGACCGCGCCCGCCTGCGCGTCGATAGTGGCCGTTGCTGCGGGCGCGGCGGCAGCCTGCTTGGCTACGGCATCCATCGCACCGGTCACGCTCGAAGTATCGGGAGCGGCACTGATTCCGATAGGCCCGGTGTCGGCAGCGGCAGCGAGAGCCTTTGAAGAATCCTCGACCTGCTTCTGCTGGCCGTCCATGCCGAGAACAAGGCCCTCGCCAATGTTCTCGCCGTAGCCCTTGAAGACCTTCGAGGGGGACGCGATGCCCATTGCCTTCTTGAAGGGCTCCTTGATCCATCCCGGCAGCTTGTCAAGCATAAACTTGCCAATGTCCTTAAGCAAGGAGCCAGCGCCGTCGAGCAGACCCTGGATCATATCCTTGCCGTACTGCAGGAGCATACCGGCAGGCTGACCAAGCTTCTCGAGAATGAAGCCGGGAATCTTAGCCATGAATCCGAGGAACCCGGCGATCAGGTTAGGCGCATTCTCCTGAAGCCAGGTCCACGCCTTGCCGAGCCACTCGCCGAGCTTGTCGCCAAAGAACCCAAGTCCCGTAATAAAGTTCTTCGGAAAATCTCGAACCCACTGCATGAAGCCCTCGGCGAGGCGAGGCGCGTTCTCCTGAAGCCAAGTCCAAGCCTTGCCAAGCCACTCGCCAAGCAGAGAGCCTAGCTCGCCGAGGCCCGCGAGAATCTTGAGCGGGAGGGAGATGAAGAATGTGATGATGTTAACAACAAGGTCGCCAACCAAACCGAGGAGAGTGCCGGGAAGCTTGAAGAACCACTCGATGATCGCAGTGACCATGTCGGGAATGATCGAGTGCCCGACGAGCACGTCCCACAGCTCGGTGAAGAAGTCGATGACGCCCTTGATGAAGCCGTAGATCGTATTGATAATCAGGGCGACGAAGTTCTTGATCGTGCTCCAGATTGCACCAAAGATGCCCTTGACGATGTCCCAGATGCCACTGAAGATCTTGCCGAAGCCGTCAACGAAGAGCTGCTTGAGCCCCTCGATCGCAGTACTCCAGTCTCCGGTGAAGATACCCTTGATGACACCAATGACAGTCTTAACAAGACCGACAACAACGTTGATAACGCCGGTGATGATCTTGACAACACCAGTGATGATCTGGATGATCGACTTGATAATATCGCCCAGCCAGGTGAAGACGGGACCGATGGCTCCGTTGATAACTTCCCAGATAACCTCTAGCGCGGCAACGAAGATTCCGATGACAGGCGTGAGCGCCTCGAACGCGGCCTTGATGAAAGGCATTACCTCGGCGCCAAGGTCCTTGAGCGGCCCCGAGATCTTACCCCAGATGTCCGCAAAGCCGTTACCGAACTCCGAGATGGAGGTCATAAGGTCAGGGCCGAACAGACCACCGATGAGGCTGCCGATGGTCTTGAGGGTGTCCCAGAATCCGCTCAGCGAATCCTTGACCGTCTGGATGGTCTGACCAAAACCACTAACCGCACCAGTGTCGTCCGAGCTGAACGCAACTCGAATACCCTCGCCGATTCCAGAGAAGATGTCACCAAACGGCCCCATCATACCCTTGAACCAGTTGACAGTGTTGTCCCACCACTTCATGAGCGGAGCGAACGGATTCAGGCCACCGAGGCTCGTCTCGAGCCCGTCGGTGATACTCTTGGTAAACTGGTCAATCTGCGAAGACTGATCACCAAGACCACCCTCGCGACCGATGGTGTCCTTGCCACCGAATGTCGGGAAGTCACCGGCTGCGGCGTCTTCGAAGTTCTGCAGCGCATTGGAGGGGTCGCTTCCGCCGCCACCCTTTCCACCCTTGCCAGCCTTTGCAGCCTTCTCGGCGGCCTGAGCCGCCTCCTCCTGGCGCTGAACAGCCTGTTCCGCCTGCGAGGCGAAGTCCTGCATCGCCTGCTCGCCGGAACGGATAGCTTCTTCGAGTGCCTGATAGGTCTCCTTGACCTTCTCGAGCTTCGTGTTCTCGGCGTCGTAAGTCTTCTGGAGTGCATCACGAGCAGCCTGAGTGTCTGCAATCTTGGCCTTCTGGCCGTCGATCACAATACCCAAGCTGTCGTAAGCGTACTGAAGGTTGTTAACCGAAGTGCGAGAGGAGTCCATCCCCTGCATGATCTGGCCGTACGGAAGCTCTTCGACGTTGTTCTTGAACTTCTCAATGTTACGGTTCAGCGAATCGAACTGCAGAGACTTCTCGAGGTCCATGATCTCGGCCTGAGACTGGAGATTCTCGAGCTGCTCGTTGAGCTCCTTGAGCTTTCCGGCGGGTCCGTCGAGCTGGCCCCCCATGACATCGCCCTGCTGACCCTTCAGCTCGGCGATCATCTTGTCGTACTCGCCCAAGACGTCAGAGCCTGCGCCACCCTCTCGCAGCTCCTTCTGCTTGGCGGTCAGCTCCTCAATCGAGCCCTGCAGCTTGGAGTACGAATCGGTGAGGTTGTCGATGCCAGGGTTGGCCTGCTTCATCTTCGCGATCTGAAGCTGAAGACGCTTCTGTGCCATCGTATTGGCAAAGATAGCATCCTCGGCGGCACCCATGCCCTTGATCTGAGCGTTCGCGAAGCGGTCATACCGAGCCTTCGCGGCATCCAATGCGCGGGATACGTCCTGCTGGATCGACTCGGTGGTCGCCAGCTCGCTGTTCATCTTCTCGAGCGCGGCGTCGTAAGCCTCGACGCCAGCCTTGACAGACTTGAGCTTGGCCTCCTGAGCCTCGATCGCAACATTCATGCGCTCGAGTTCAGCCTTGGAAGCCTTGACCTGGGAGTTTAGGCGGTCGTACTCGCCCATTGCGTTGCCGACGCCAGCCTTGCCAGCGTTGCTTGCAACCTTGTCCCGGTCTGCCTGCTCGTTCGAAGCCTTAAGCCCGCTACCGAGCCCCTCGAGACTGCGAATCGAACCGTGCATCTCGCTGATGGCGCGCTTAGCGACCGAGGCCGAGTTGGTGAACTGCTTGTTAACCTCAGCCATACCGTTGGTGACGTTCTCGACCAACGAGGGAGAGTGGTGTGCAAACGGATTGATGTACGAGAACAGCTCGTACACCTTCATGGCAGCTGCGCGAACGATACGCACGACCGCGAGTAGCGCATTCTTGACGCCAGCAGGGAGCGCGTTGAAAGCGCCAACAATAGCGTTCTTTGCCCTCACGAAGATGTTCGTCAGCGGCGAGAGGCCCTTTGCGGTCTCGGCAGGAAGGTTTCGGAAGTAGTTAACAATGTTGTTAAAGGCAGCAGAGATCTGCTTGCGGAACATCACAATCAAGCCGACAACAACGCCAATAGCCAGAAGCCACGGAGATGCCAGTGCAGCAAGAAGAAGCCTGCCTCCCGCAAGTGCAGCAGCGGCCATCCCCTTCGAGCCTGCCATAGTAATAGCAATGATCTTGCGCCAGGTCGAAGCCTGAAGCAAGAGTGACGCCGCGGCCCAGGCCTTCTGAAGACCGAGCATGACAAGATAGGCTGCGGTCTGTGCAGCCACCGACGCTTCTCGCCAGGCAATAGTAAGCCACACCTGAGCCGCTGCCCAGGTAGTGGTGATAACAAGAGACGCCGCCGCCCAGGATCGCTGGAGGGCAAGTTGGGCGACCTGTCCTGCGGCCTGGGCCGACATGAGCGCGACGTGCATTGCGGCAGTCTTAAGGATCATCGCGGCAGCCCATGCCGACTGGATAGTCATCATGACCGCTGCGTAGGCGTACTGCACCGCGTACGATGCTACAGCCCAAGCCTTCTGTGCTGCAATCGAAGCACGATTCCAGAGAATCTGCGCGGTAAGCATGGCCGCGAGCATGATCTTCTGGCGCGTAGTCAGAACAATTCCAGCTGCAAGCTGGATTCCAATGAGACTTGCCCACGCCAAACGCCATGCAGCTACGATTGCCTTTCCCGCTGCAACGGTTCCGGCTAGCATCGCCGCCCACACAGGCGAAGCGATAGCCGCTACAGCTGCCATAGCGAGCGCAAAACCCTTGATGGCAGTTACGACGCCAAGAAGGACGCGAGCCATAGCTACAGAACGAAGCGCTGTAGCCCAAAAACCAATCGTAAGAAGCTTAAGAGGGGCCAGCGGGAGAAGGAGCACTCGACCGAGCGCCATGAAGATCGGCGCGAGCTGACCAATAGAAAGCTTGAGAAGACCCATCATCACGATCATGGGGCCGAGGGCTGCGGCCACCAAAAGAATCAAGACGATGAGTGAACGAACAGACGGAGAAATCTCCGAGAAGGCTCGGAATAGCTTGCCGAACCAAAGAGCCACCTGAATGATGACTGGAATAAGAGGCTCCATCGCCTTCATCAAGGAGTTCTTGATGATAGCGCCAGCCTGCTTTGCGCGCTGCGGACTCGACTCGAGGACCGCGTTAAGCTCCTTCTGAGCGATCGCAGCAACTCGGTCCTGGTCGGCGAGCAAGGCGAGCGACTTGTGGTAGTAGCCCATCTTGTTGCGCATCGAGTCCATAAGGACTTCGAACTTGTTGATCTGCCAAACCGAAGCGACAAGTGCAGACGCCTGAATCTTCTGAGCCTGAGTAAGCCCACCGAACTTCTCGGACAGCATCTCAAGTCGCTGCGCAGCGTTAAGGCTCTGCCATCCTGCAGACTCGAGCTGGATTCCCATCGCCTCGAGAACCTGACGACTCGCTCGAGTCGGGTTCATGACGCGGGTAAGCATCGTCTTCAGGCCATTACCAGCCTCGGTCGCACTACCTGCCGCAGGAACAAGTGCGGCAACCATAGCCGCGAGGTGTGCGGTATCAAGGCCGACCGTCTTGGCGACACCGGAAGCCTTGCTGAATGCAGTGACGAGGTCCTGCATCGACGTGCCGGTCTCGTTCTCCACCGCGTTGAGCTGGCGAAGAATGGTGGTAAGACTCAGCTTGTCGTTGGCGACCTTCTGAATGATCTTACCGTTTTTGTCGAGCTTATCAGAGGTAGTCTCGGTGACCGCGCCCCACTGCGCCTGGATGGCGATCAGCGACTTAGTCGCCTCCTCGGCATCCATCTCGCCGAGAATCATCGCCTCGAGGGTAAGCTTCGTCTGGTCGGCGAGCGCCTTGCCGGAACTGCCTGCAGCCGCCCAGTCGGCGGCGACATTGGCTACCTCGGACGAGGCTACGCCGTAGGTGTCCGAAAGGGCGATCATCGCCTTCTCGAGCGCCTTGACCTCGTTGGTTTGCTGCTTGGCGCTCATCGAGCCGTCGCCGTAGACCTTCTTGAGCCGCGTCATGGACTTCTCCATGTCGAGGCCGAACTTCACGCCCGCACCTGCCGCAAGCAAGAGCGGTGCCGTGACATTCATTGTGAGCTGCTTGCCGATCCACTGTAACCTGGAACCAGCAGCTGTCATTGAAGCAAACCACGGCCTGTTACTGGCAGCGTTCGCGGTATTGGTCGAGGCAATGAAGCCTCGAAGGGACGCCTGGGTTGCGGTGATACGCCCCTGGCCTGCGGCCATCGTGCCGAACCAGCTACCGTTCGACGAGGCCTGTGCAGTCTTGGCAGAAATCTGAAGTGCGCGAAGCTGCGCTTGGACGCGATTGAGAGTAGCGACCGCCTGAGCTGCCTGCGCAGTGATGAGAATATTCGTCGCTGCCGAGTTCAAGGTCTACTCCAGACTTCGAAGTCCAATGGAATGGACCTCGTGTGTCCGTGAGTTCGTGTCAATAATACACACGAAGGGTAGTGCTCGCAAGCACTACCCTTCGTGGTTTCAGCGTCTACGTCGAGCTGAGGTTTTCGGCGTCTTCTGCCTTGCCTTCATCTCTTGTTCACGCTTCTTATTCTCTTGTCTCTCGTGATCGTTCTTGACCCTGTTAATCAAGTCGAAACACCGGAGGAGCATTACGCTCTGGTCTTCCATCCCTCCAGGAGTGTAGGGAATCGCCCACTTCATCGCCTCGAGTCGGGCGTAGATCAGAAGTGCGGGGTGAGGGTTTGAAATCCCCTTGCCCTTGACGAAGTCCCCCGCTTGCTCTAGGAGGAGATCTTTTTTGCCTGCTCCTCCTCCGCGCGCTCGATGCGCTCGTCGAGGCGGTCACGCTCCTCCTTGAGGGCCTCGACGTCGTCGTCGGCCGCGAGCCAGGAGTTCGCCTTGATGATCTCCTGGTTGAGGTCCTCGATGATCTTGGCCGGGAAGAACGTGAACAGGTTCTCCCAGAACTTGCCGGGGCGCTCCTTGTTGAAGGGGATCTTCCGCGATCCGCCGTGGCCGTCCGACTCGAGGAGGTTCGCGTCCACCACGGAGAGCTTGACGAGGGTCTGGCGCTGGACCGCCGGGTCCACCGACAGGCGGGCGTCTCCGGTCGAACGCTGGACGCGGATGTCCTTGTTGGTGGCCTTCTCGTACAGGGCCTTGCCACCCTCGCGCAGCTCGACGTAGTCGAAGTACTGCACGCCGTCGGGAAGGTAGTAGCGCGTCGGCTGGGGCGTCGCGAAGTAGTCCACGAACTGGCGATCCTCGATGCGCTCGCCCGCCGCGAGGGCGCGCTCGTTGGCGCGCTCGGCCTCGGGGCGACCCTCGAAGTCGCTGGTGTCCTGGTCGTAAGCTGCCTGCGTCATTGTTTGACCCTTTCACTGGTCTTAGTTGACATGTATTCAGTTGTTACGCTGGGAAAACAGGACTCGAACCTGTAACCGGGCGATTAACAGTCGCCTGCTCTGCCAATTGAGCTATATCCCATAAGGTCGCCCTCCGACTGCGACTTGACAACACAGCCGGAGGGCTAACCATCCCAGGAGGTAATCTGGGAGCTTACACCACGGCGGTCTCGCCGTTGGTCAGGACCGCAGTCATGACCGGGGTGGCCGACTCGGGGCGCAGCGCCTGGAACGTCACATCGGACTCCAGGATGTCGTCGCCGGAAGGCTCGAAGCCGAAGGGCTCGAACACCGTCTTCGGGAACTCGAGGTTCAGGCTGAAGACCTCGGGCGGGGTCGAGCCGGCGATCTCGCCGTAGGTGAGGATCTGGATCTCGATCGGCTTCTTGGCGGTGAGGCCACCGGCCTGGGTCGCCGAGGCGGAACCGAGCAGCGACTGCCGCATGAGGTTCTTGTCCTCGTGCCGCAGAGTGAGCGACCCGTTGACCTCGCGACGCTTCGGGGTCAGGTCCTCCAGGTAGAAGGAGCCGAGACGGAAGTCATCATCCTCGAAGTTGTTGTTGATGTCGATCGAGAACGACTTCGCCTTGATGTCGGCACCGTCGTACAGGACCTTGATGTTGGTACCGACGGTGATCGAGGTCTCATCGAGCACCTGCGAGACGTCGATGTCGGGCGTGCCGAAGGTCGCGCGGCAGCCGATCAGACCCGCCGTGCCGGTGAGGTACCCGTCCGCGTCCGACTCCAGGTGCAGGGTGTTGACCACCACATCCTGGTAGAGGACACGCTCGAGGTTCGCACCGATGCGCTCGTACACCGTCAGGAACGGCAGGGTCGTCAGGTCGGTCGGGGTGAACGTGTGCTCGGTGGCACCCGTCACGCCCGCCTTGGCCGCCGACACCGGAACGCCGAGGGCGGCCTTGAGGAGGGTGCCGATGGAGACGAATCGAGTGTAAAACTCGATGTCGCCGCCGAACGAGACCGGACCGAGTAGCGCGTCGGGCACGTCGCGCCCGCCGCCGATCTCGGCGTCCGGAATCATGAGCTCACGGTTCGGAGTCAGCGACCCGCCCGTGCGGTAGAGGGCGACGCCGGTCGTGCCGATGTCGGTGGCCGGAACACCTCGCGCGGTCTGCGTCTTGAAAGCGAAGACGCCCTGCTGTGAACTGACACCCATGACTTAGTTCTCCTCGGTCTCGTCGTTCGCCGTCTCGGTGGACGGGGCGGGGGGTCGCCAGGCCGGGGGCGGAGTCGTGGGACTCGCCGGGACCTCGGGGTTCGTGTTGTCGGGCGGCGTGTTGTCGCCCGGCGTCTCGGGCGCGTTCGACGGCGGCAGGCCCTCGAGGATCGCCTGCGACTGCTTGGCGAACTCGATCTCCTGCTCGAGACGGTCGTACTCGGCCTGACGACGACCCTCGGCGGCATCCTCGTCGCGCTCGGCCTGGACGGCCGCGTTGCTGGCGCGCAGCGCCTCGAGCTCCTCGCGCTTGGCCTGCAGCTCTTCGACTGATGGCATTCCCAACTCCTTGCTAGTTACTGATCTGGGTTTCGAGCCGAAGCTCAAGCGTGCTCAGGTAACGCCAGTTTCCGTCGGTTTCCTGATTGTGAAAGACCTGCTCGCCCACAGAACTCTTGAGCGAAGATTCACGCACGCCGTACTGGTCAACCGTCTTGAGCGACATTAATGCTACATGTAGCGGGACATCCCGCACAAGCATTTCCCTCACACGTTTCGCCAGATACGAGTGCGTCTGCAAGCCACGCGCCTCGTCAGGATCAACAATGAGAGTCTGAATGTACAGAGTGTAAACCTGAGTGGTAGGCTCCACTCTGCCCATCTCGCCCGATACGGGATTCCAGCTTACCGGCACAATGCCGATCGTATCGTTAGGGTCTGTTACAATCAGACGCCTACGTTCCATATTGAGATCGCTGTCGATCTTAATGCGACAAGCGGTCTCAAGAAGTGCAATGGCGTTGTAGGGAAAGAAGATGTCCCCGGGGTTGTCGATCACGGGACTCCAATCCAAGCTTCCATTGCGGCAAGAATGGTCAGCAGGTCTCCACTGTTAATCGCAACCACTGGACGGGCTGGAGTGTACGGACTATTCGTGCCCTGCTGAGCAACCTTGAGTTTCTTTCCGATCGTCTTGTTAGATGGTGTGCCAGGCCATTCGAGAACCGCAGCAGACTTGGTTGCCACGATCCTGCCATTTGCACTCTCCACCCAGGCGCGGAGGGCGCCTGTGCGATCGTTGATCTTGATAGGGACGTAGCCCTGCTTCTCGCGCCGAGAAATCGTCGCGTCTCGAAGCGGCTGCCACGCACCAGAAGCGTCGTCGCCCTGGTTATTGAAGCGTTCTGCTGCGCGATCCTGAAGAAGCGGTGCGGCAAAGCCCTGCATGAATGCGGCAAGGCCTGCGCCCTCGATCTTGTTCTGGATCGCACGAAGTCGAAGCTGTGGACGCTTGGTGTCCAGCACTGTCTCGAGAACTAGATCGGCCACGGCTTGCTCCTCGGAACGTCGAAGCCAGGCATGATACCCTCGGGCATCATGTTCTCGTAGTAGAGGTCCACCTGCGAGTAGGCGTCACCATTGATGATCGTGGGAGCCTGAACCTCGCCGAGCGGAGTGAGCTCGATGGCACCGTTGAGGTCAACCTTACCAGAGATCACATCGTTCATGAGCTTCTGAGCGCTGCTCAGAAGGTATCGACCATACCCGTTCGCACTGTCCTGCGAGCCGGGAGCGGCCACGGAAAGCATGAAACGCGCCGCCGCCACCATTGCAGAAACGTTCTGCAACCAGTAGGCGGCGGCGCGAGTCTCAGGATCGACCGCGCTGACCTGAATAGGCGTCTGGTACCGCACACCGATGTTGCTGTCCACCTCGTTCGAGGCGGTCTCGGCCAAACTGTCCCAGGTCACCCCTGAAGGCAGCTTGATGTTCTGCAGATGCACCTGAATGGCAGCAGTCGTGCAGTACACCGGGCGGTTAGCAGGCATCTTGTATCAAGCCTTCGGGGTCGAGGGGGTGGTCGGCTTCGGCTGACCGGTCGGGACGGGCTGCGAGGCCTCCTTGCCGCGCTCGCCGGGGTTGTCGAGATCGCTGTCGCCCTCGTCACCCTTCTCGTTCTGCTCGCTCGGCTCGTACACCGGGCTCGCAGCCTCGGGCTCGGGGGTCGAGCCGAAGCGTGCGTAGTCGTCCTTCTCCTTGTCCGAGAACACGACGCGATCCGTCTTGTTCGCGGGCTCCGGAGCGTTGGGACGACCGACGGACTCGCCGTTCTTGACTTCGTCTGCCATTTTCCTTCTCCTCATTCTCATCGAACTACGCCCCGGCTGAGTATCGGGGAAGCATACTCAGACGGGGCGTGCTCGATCAGTGGTCGCCGTAGCCGACGGCTCGACGGTTCTTCTTCTGCATCGCGGCCACGGTCGCGACCGGATCGGCCCCGGACTGACCGCCCGTGACCGCGCCGTACGGCAGTCGCCCGGCGTTCGCCCCGGCAGTACCGGGATTCACGCCACCGCGAGCGCCCTTCTTCTTGAGAACGACGGTGCTCTTGCCCATGATCTGACCTCCTAGTCAGCCGGGAGCGTGACGTCCATCGTGTACGTCAGCTCCATGTGCGGGAACAAGGGGAAGGCCTTGATGCCCGTGCCGATGTTCTTGCCCCAGGGATCGGTGGTGTCCTGCTCCCAGTCGTAGAAGCCAGCCGCGCCGTTGCCCATCGAGTGCGGGCTGGTGAGCATCTTGCCGAGGCCGATGGGGCTCGAGTCGTACTCGGACATCGCGTTGTCGTCGGGCAGGAAGATCACCCGGTTCTCCGGCGTGTACCGCTGGAACGACACCGGCCCCTGAGCGAAGTCCGGCTTGGTGCGGTAGCCCGAGTCGTACTCGATGAAGGTGACGCCGGTCTGCGCCTGGACGGCGTCGATGGCGACCTGCGGACCCCAGCTGTTGAGCAGGTAGGGGATGTCCGAGCTGGTCAGACCCGAGTTCGCTGCGGTGCCGAGGCCTGCCCGCAGGATGAACTTGTCGGAGTTCACCAGGCTGAGCAGGAACTTGTTCGAGCACAGCGCGCGAGTGATGACGATGCCGTAGCGGTTGTAGATCAGGCGCTTGATCTTGTTGATGTCGCCGATCGGATCGTGAGTGGTCGAGGCGTAGGAGCCCGAAGCGGGGGCCTGCGCCTGCTGATCCACGGGCCGCTTCCAGTCGACGGAGAACTTGATGTTCCCGTCGTTGTAGGCGATGCCACCGTTCGAGAGCGACTGCATCGTCAGCCACTCGAGCCGGTTGTCGAGACGACGCCGACGCTCGGCGGTGTCACGCGCGATCCGCTGCGGGAGCTGGTTCACGTCACCCATGAGGGTGTTGGGCAGGCCGTACGGACCGAACTGGTTCGCCTCGGCGAGCAGCTGCAGGTCCAGGAAGCGCTGCACGTCGGCGGCGTCGTAGTGGTCCTTCAGGCGCCAGTCGATCAGCGACGCGCGACCGGTGTTCGCCAGACCGCTGTCCTTCTGGGCCAGCTCGGACTCAGCCGACTCGGCGATGGCCGGGGCCAGGCCGGTCGTCAGACCCTTGACGTACGAGAAGATGTAGTCGTCCGAGGGCACCTCGTGGAACGGGAAGAGGTTGAGGCCGATGTGGTCCTCAGGCTTCACGATCTCACGGATGACGCCGAGCGAGACTTCCTTGCGGATCAGCTTGTCCAGCGGCTGGGCGCCGAACTGGGAAGGGGCCTGGGGCTTGTTGAAAAGCGCCAGCGCATTCGAGATGGTCATTGCTTCTTGCTCCTTAGAAGAAGAGGATGTCGAGGTTCTTCTTGCCGCGCAGAGCGTCGGCAACGGCGTTGGTCACGGCGACTCGGTTGCCATCCGCGTCACGGATGGAGCACCAGGCCTGGACCAGCTGGCCGCGAACGAGGACACCCGCCTCCACGTCGCGCTCGTTGAGCTCCCAGCCGAAGTAGTCCTTGGTCACGCCGACCAGGGTGGCCAGGTCCTCGGCCACTCCGACCTGGAACGGGACGACCTTGCCCGCGTTCGGGCCGGTGGCCAGGGCGACGAGAACGTCGCCCTCCTGGAGGATCTTCTGGTCGTGACCGTCGACGACCTCCACCGGGAACGCAGCGCTCGAGACCGTCTTGGAGACGACGGTGTACGAACCGGGCTGAGCACTCCGGAGGATGTTCCGCTTACCGTGGACCGCGTAATCCTCGCGATCCGACACGAAATCAGCCATTGTTATTTCTTCCTTCTCGTTGTGTGCTCAGCCCTACAGGGTGAACGACGGGTCGAGGGAGATGAGCTCCTTGTACGAAGCCGTCTCCTTGATGGACTCGGCCTTCATCTTGCCGCCGAGCTGGTGCTGCGAGACGATGCCCTTGAGGACGTCGACTCGGGCGTCCTTGGCATCGACCTCGGTGACCTGCTCGTGGCTCTGCGCGAAGCCCGCACCCTGCGGTGCGGTGATCGACATCGCGGGCTTGGCCTCCTCGAGACCCTTCCACGCCGAGTACTGCTTGTCGTCCAGCGACTTGGCGTAGTTGAGGTACGCCTCCTCGCTGGTGGCCGGGATCTTGTTGGTCGAGACCAGCGACTTCACGAAGTCGGCCTTGCCCGCCTCGATCGACTCGACGCGGAACTGCTCGAGATCCTTGTTGCGCTGCTCGAGGCCGTCGATGTGCGCCTGGACCGCAGCGAAGTCGGCGGTCTTCTTGCCGCCGATGCTGAACTGGTTCTCGGGCTTCTCGGGGGCCTGCGGACGAGTCGGGGTGTTCTCCGGCGTGCCGGTACCCTTGTCGTTGTCCACGCTCGGAGCCTCGGGGCCGTTGTTCTTCTGGGTCATATCTTCCTCCAGGATGATACTGAATTGGCTCGCCGCCTTGGAATGCTGCGACTTGAGGCCCTCGACTGCCGGAATGTCTACGTAGGCCACTCCGTACATCACGGGCCAGTACTCAGCGTTACCGTTGGTGACGTATGTGCTGATCTCGGCGGAGACATTCCGCCACAGACCGGACTTGATGTTCTTGATCGCCGTCTCCTCGAGGATTTCGAGGTCGGCCAACAAGTAGGTGTAGGTATTACCGTCCGCGGGGTTCTTCCGATCCTCGGCTCGCAGGTTGCTCATGTAGCCGATGAGCTCGTCCATTGCGTTTCGGTTCGGGCCGCTGAAGATGCCACCCCAGTCAGGGTGGCCCTTGCGAACGGGAATGTCCTCGAAAATTCCTCGACCACGGAGCAGAGCGTCATGATCCACCATCTGGTTGATGTGGAGCGACTCCCAGGTGTGCTCGTAGCCTTCCGAGTCAGCGAAGGTTCCGGAACGGAAGATTGCCTTGCCCTCGATGATGAGGGCGTTGACCTCTTCTCCCGCCTCGTTCTTCACCTGCTTCTCGTACGCCTTGACGGGAGCGCCGAGATCACGCATGAAGACACAGTTGCGCCTCTGCGCGTCCGATAGCGTCGCGTTCGTCGTCATAATGAAACCGTACCTTACTGGTCGTCCGCAGGATTGTCCAGCAATACCCGCGATTTGGATTTTTGCTCCGGAACCGGCGGCGCGCTCATGCGCTCCTCGGCAGTCAGCTTCTCGTTCTTGACGAAGATGTTCCACCATGTGCCGCACACGCGACACCAGATTGACACAGGATCAGTAGTGTACACCTGCGAGAGAGGCTGCTTGTTCTTGAACGAGGCCACATGCACATAGGCTCGACCACGCTCGTTGCGCCCGTAATAGGCGAGTAGTGGAGATGTGGGACAAGTGCACCTCAGTGGGTACTTACTGTCATCTGGTTTCATTGCACCAATTTCTTGTCGTAGGTCTATGCACTAGGCATACTAATCAAGTCCGTCAGGTCAATAGCCTGGCCGGGCTCAAGAGTGAACTGAACGTCAGGAATCCTGACAATCACTCCGTTGAATCCGATCGAGAAGCTCGCCGTCCAGGTGAGGATGGCCGGGAGCATCCCCGGCACACAGGCCTCGAGCTTGATGAACTTGCGATCCTGCTCAGTGATCTGCGCGTCGGCGAGAGGCACCTGCCGATTGAACAACAGGCTGGTGTACTTGGGCACAGCTGTCGGGTACGCGATAGAGGGCGAGCTCGGCTTGAAGATGATGACACCTTCAATGGGCGACTTGTCGGGGAGATCGTCCGGATCAGCGACCGTGTCGATGCGCGAGACAAGACCCATCCAAGTGACGGTGCCGTACCTCTCGGGGTTTGTGGTGATCTCAGGCAGCGCCATAGAGCCGCCCTCCTTCGGCTTCGATTACGCCATTGGCGTACTTGATGAACTCTTCCGCGTTACTCCACGAGATACCCCGCGCCGCGTCGGACAGGACGCCGATGACGTGCGCGTCAAACCGCGATGCGGCCCCCCGTGCGTCCGTGTGGCCGTTTGCCTGCAATTCCGCGACTAGTTGCCTACGGAATCCCGGAGCGGGATTCCAATCAGTCAGATCGCCACGTCGGAACGCCCTGGTGATCTGCTCTCCGATGCGCGAGCTGATCGCCTTGGTTGTGCTTCCCGGCTTGATTCCGTCCTGATCCTTAAGACGCTCGTCACGACCGACTCGACCGTCCTTGTTGCCGTTGTCCTCGGTATCATCTTCCTCGAGACCGTTGATGTCGGTCTCATCCTCGGTAACCTCTTCGATCTCTTCGAGGGTAAGGCCGATGTGCTGACCAAGCTCCTGGACATTCGGCTTGACAGTGCCCTTGCCGATCATTGCCTGGACAACAGCTCGCATGGTTTCCTGCTGAGCTACACCAAGCTTGCGGAAGCGGATTCGCGGGAGCTTGGCGTTGGCTCCGAAGTTGTACACTGCCATGTACCGCAGAATGTACTTGTCGATATACTCTGCCATGTCACCTGCCACAGCGTTGAGCATCCACAGGTACACCTGAGTGTGAGCAATCCCCTGGTTAAATCCGCCTCCATCGGCAGTCCGCAGCAGCAGAAGGGGCGTAAACAGTGCAAGGGACATCTCCTCGTCAAGGCGCGTCAGGTAGCGCTCGAAATCCGCGCCGCGCATCTGCGACTCGAGGTATTCGACCTGGTAGTCGAACTCGGGCTGATCGTTCAATCCCTCGCGCGAACGAGTGTTAGGCAGCACAACCGCCGAACGAGAACGAATATTCGACAAGATCGTCGCCATGAGGTCGTATCCGTAGACGCTCTTGTCGCCTACCGTGACCTTGTCGTTGTAAGGCGCCCGGCCAATGGGGACCGGCTCGCCGAACCGCTCGAAGTACTTGTTCTGGTACAGATGGATCAAGGTGCTGAAGAACCAGGGCTGGAAGGCGGTGCGCAGCAGCTGCCGACCCCTGTGGTTTCCGTTCTCCATGAGGAGCGGGTACCAGAGGCTGTTCTCCACGGGGACCTTGTAGTTCGTCCCCCGCCGCTGGATACCGTCGAAGATCGGAATCTTCGGAGCCGACACCTGCTGGGTTCCAGTCTTGAGTGCCGAATCGACGTACTTCCAGCTAACCTCACACTCTTCGGGGACGAGGTCCTTGATCTTGTTGAGGCGCAGCTTGCCTTCGTTAACGTCGTTCTCCCACTCGACAGCGTTGGCCGAGAATCCGAAGGCGAACGCGGTGCTCATTGCACGAATCAGGCGAGTCCAGATCAGCTCAAGATTGTACGTGCACCACTGCTCGACCTTCTTGTCGTCACACTCGATGTGCCAGTCCAGCTGGTGAAGCATGAACGTCAGGACATGAAGACTCGAGCCGATCTGGTAATGCTCTCGCATCCGTCGGAAATCGCTGATCTTCAGCTTCGAGGTGTCGAAGCCGATCACGCCACCGCCGGGGAGGTGCATGAAGTCGCGATTCAGTCCGCCCCAGTCGGCGAAGGCATCGCCTACTACCGGCTTGCCCACCTTATCGCTCTTCTTGTAGCTCTCGATCGGCTGGCCATTGGGGCCTAGCAGTCCTGACGTCACATCTTCTCCTATCACCGGACAGGGGATCGCACAAATGCGAAACGCTGTCAACTAAGGTCTGGGGCGGTACATTACTGTACGCACACCGCCGTGTCTAGCACACCGCTAGTCGGCTCTACCAGATGCGGGTCTCACCGCTCGAGTACCCAGGCATACCCGTACCCTTGTGAAGATCCTCCAGTGACGTGAGGCCGGATAGGAAATCGTTCTGTGCACGCTGAAACTCGTCGAAGCTGATAGGACTGTTGGCGTCGATCGACTCCTGCATAGCGCCAGACATATCACGCTTGAATAGTTCATTAGCGTCTGTAACGAACTCCTTAGCCTTGTGAACAGCCTGACCGCTATCTCCGCGAACTACCGTTCGCGCCTCACGAACATACTTAGTATTGGATACGAGAGTATGAACACATCCTGTAATAGCGTCAGCAACATCCTTGCTCCCCTCCTTTGGATGGTCGATCTTCTTGCCAGTATCCTGGACCTCTGACAACTCCTTGTAGGCGATATTCACAGTGAGTGTATCAGAGTTGGAGTAGTGAACCATGTATCGAGGCATTTCGCAGCGCTTATCGTTGATCGCCTCGCGCACATCTTCGTATGGCGCCTTTGTCTTGTCCACCGAGAGGTAGTCGGACTTGATCTTGTTCTTCCGGAGCTGCTGAATGAAATCAAACGAGTTGAACCCGTCGATGCTCACCATGTCGATCTCGAAGCCGCGCTCGTCGCGCAACATGTAGATGAACTTGCGCAGCTCTCCGAAGTTAATCTCTACCGAAGGGGTCGCCTTGATGCGGAGCAGCAAGTCGAACACAATGATCGGCCGCTCTTCTCCGTACTGATCCACCTTCTCGGGCACATGAGCCATAGCAAGTCCGAGGGCGTCGCCTTCAGGGCTATACGCAGTGTCAACATGTATGACACGACGGTAGTTCCCACCGCCAAGAGCGTCAGGGACAAACCAGGGAGGAAGAACGATCTTATTGAGCTGCGATTCAGTGCCGATAGGCGACTCGAAATGCGGGTATCGTTCATGCCACAAGTCCTGATTCTCTGTGATGAAATCGGGTCGCGAGATGAACGGATCGTCCACCTCGGGCGGGATTCCGGCCAGGTCGCGGAGGGCCTTGACTGGATCACGCTCGAACGACCCCTTGTAGTGCATGGGCACCTCAATTAGGTCGCTGTTCATAACAAGCTGGGCGGCTTCCTTGGAAAGAAGCACACGCTTGCGCATATCGTAATAGAAACTGTCACGCTCGGCGGTCTCGTAGCCGCGCTTGATGTCACCCTTGTCCATCGTGTAGTTGTACCATCCGAAAGATTCCCAGATGGTCATCCGAACCGCGACGGCGCGGGGATCGTTCGAGAACTCCTTGTACTTAGGCATCATGAACTTGTTCTTTGCCTTGGCCTGGCCAATACAAATGATGAGTCCGCGATGCTCGCCGGTCTGGAAGTCGGTGAATCGAGACTCAATGCGAGACTCAATCGTATTGTAGCCCGCTTCGGCGTAGTTCTTCCGATCTGTGACCTTGTGCGAGTCGCCCTCGTCCACAATCCCGCCGAGAATATCGTAACCCTCAAAGGATGTCTCTTCCGAAGAGCCCGGGACGATCCAAATGTCGCCCTCGAATCGCATCTGCTTCTGAAGACGCTTGTTCTGCTCATCGAGTGGAGCCCAGTTCTGGAACCAGACCGAGTTCTCGATACGCTTCTTCACCTTCTGGAAGATGACTTCTCGCGCTAGCGTCTCGGTCGTAGACATCATCATGAAGCCGATGATCGAGTCTTCCGACAGGTTGTAGAACTCCTTCGGATTCTTGAGGCACTTGATCCAGTGAACCATGTAGCTCAGCGCGATAGCAGCGTAGGTAGACTTGCCGATACCGATAGCTCCGGTGAGCAGTGCGCGTCGCTTATCACTGATCGCGTAAGCATTGACCTCGTCACCGAAGGTTTCGATAAGCGCCTCCATGATTCCGGGGCGTACGTTGCGCTCATTGAGATACCCAGGTCCGACGAACTCCTGAATACTGGCCGGGCGCATACGGAACTCGGGATTTCGCGCCAGCCACTTAGCTTCCTCGAGAGCATAACTACTCATCAGCAACCTCCGCGTCGAGAACGTCGCCCCCGTTGAGCGCCTTGGGGGCGTAGCTGTTCAGATGGTCTTCGATCATCTGCTCTGTGATGTCTTCGCGCTTAACGCCGGTCGCTTCGATCTCCTGAATAACCGTCGCGGCCAGTGCGCGGGGATCGGCGGTAGAGACCTTGCCTGCCTGTAGGGCTTGCGGGCTGTTGGCGTTGATCTGAACGAGCGGGGCGCGCCCGAGACTCGGGTCGCGCAGCTTTGCCAGCTGTGTTCCGTTCTTGAACAGGTTGTTGAGCATCTTGTCGATCTCTTTGTCGTGCCCACCGGACGAGAACTTCTCGTCATCCATCTTGGACTCGACACGCTCGGCCTGCTTGCTCACGATAGCGGCGAGTCCTTCGACCACATCGTCCGCGTTGCGCGACTTGAACATGTCAGAGAGCTTCTTAGAATCTGAACTGGGCAATCCACACACCGCCTCCGGTCGGTACGCTGGACACAGTCGCCATAGCGAGCATGAATCACAGAGTATCTTGTCAGTATCCTTGGCCTTCTCGCCTCGGAAGTTGTTGATGACCTCATATGACGGCATCTCAGCGTACATATCAGGGTTATGAAAGTCCGTAGAAGCGAACTTCCCCTTAACATTGTAGAAAGGCCCCGTAGGGTCGTCCCAATGGTGAGCAGCGTACCGAACCGACGCCATCGTGTACAGCAAACCGACATCTTGGTCGTATCGAACCTCGTAGGGATCGAATCCCATGTACTCGATTTCGTCTGAGAACTCTTCTACGCGCTCAAGATGCACCTCTTTGCCCGACGGAGTGTACACGCAGCCCTTCTTTAAGCCGCGATGACGGTACGGATCGAGGCATCCTGCACTGAATCCACACCCGAACATGAACGGAATATTGAAGGTTTTAGCCCTGATAAACAGTTCAACCTCGGGGAAAAGACGCTGAATCTTGGCGATTCTGCGCCTACGATTGCGCTCAAACTCGGTTGCACCGGACCCCAAAGCCTCAATAAAGACCCTATGAGGTTGTCCGTGTACCGGATGCTCATACCAGGGAGCATCAGGATTAACCTTTCGGTCCACCCAGGGGTTGAGGATCAGGTCCTGCAGGTCTTCGAGATCGTATCGCGGCGCATTCCAATTGGGCCACGACCCTCGGTGCTCCTCGGGGCCGCACGTATAGTCGATCAGGTACGTGAAGTTCTTTGCGGCGATGTAGCACTTCCACGGCATACCATGAAAGTTCTGCCGCATGAACGCACGGGCGTCCATGCGCTTGAAATGAAGGTTCGTGTAAGTGAAATATGCCTGACACTCGCCCAACTCTCGCATGTGGGCTGCGTATTTGTAAGGATCCTCCCAATACAGATCGTACCGGCGTCCTGGGTGC